TGCATTAAAAAATGCTATGAAAAAAATGTTACTAGATTCTGAAGCCGAGTTACAAAAAAATGTAACAGATCGTTGGAAGGCAGATATGGCTTCTGATTCTTGGCTAAGTAAAAATGTAAGACCATTAGTTCTTATATTTTTGATAGTTTGCACAATGTTGCTTATCTTTGTAGACGGAGGATTTTTATCCTTTACCGTAGAAGAAAAGTGGACGGATTTATTACAGTTAACACTGATCACTGTAATAGGTGCGTATTTTGGAGGAAGATCAGTAGAAAAGATTAAAAAATAATTATATGTACGGTAAAAAAACAATGATGAAAAAAGGAGGAAAGAAAAAATTTCCTGATTTAACTGGTGACGGTAAAGTAACTAGAGCAGATATTTTAAAAGGAAGAGGAGTAATAAAAAGAGACGGAGGTAAATTAGAAGGAAGCGAAAAAAACTTTGCTGATGTAGTTGCAAGAGCTAAAGCAAGTAAAAAATAAATAAAACCAACCAATTTATATACAATGACTAAAAATGAAATTAAGGCTTTCCTTTCTGAAAAGCCTGGTTACCTTAAAGAGGGAGCCGAACGTTTATCAGAAAAACTAAACTGCAGTGTAGAAACTTGTAGACATGCTTTGAAAGAAGCAAGAATAGAAGCTAAAGACGGTAGTGTAACTAATGAAAATGAAAGTGTTATCACTGAATTTCAAACGTTCCTTGACAAAAATGAAATTGCACCTGATGATGTAAAGTCTGTTAAATTTTGGCAGACAATGTCTGGACAGCAAAGGTTCTCTGTAGTAACTAAAGGAGATGAAAAAAGTAAACATGAGCTTAAAAAAGAAATAGAAGATTTTGCAGCTCAATACAGTCCTAAAGTTACTAAGATTAAAAGACAAGATTTAAAAGATCCTTGTGTTTATGAGATATCTTTACCAGATATACATTACGGTAAAATGACTGGAGAAACATTAGAAGAGTTAGAAGCTAACTTTATGAACTGCGTACAAGATTTAGTACATAAAGGATCAGGCCTAAACATTGAGAAGTTTTTATTACCTATTGGTAATGATGGAATGAACTCAGAAGGTATGAGACAAGCAACTACAAAAGGCACACCTCAACAAGATGTAGCTGATTGGAAAGATACTTTTCGAGGTTACTGGAGATTAATGGTACGAGCTATAGATCATTTAAAAGAAATAGCACCTGTACATGTTATAGTAATATCTGGTAATCATGACTTTGAAAGAATGTTCTATGCAGGAGATGTAATATCAGGCTGGTATAAAAATGATAAAAATGTATCAGTAGATAATGATCTTGAGCAAAGAAAGTACTTTGAATACGGAAAAAATATGATAATGTTTACCCATGGAGATAAAGAGAAACCTGCTGAAATGCCGCTTATAATGGCAACTGAGCAACCTTTAATGTTCTCTAGGTGTGAATTTCGTGAAGCCCACTGTGGACATTTACATAAGGAAATGGTAAATGAATATAGAGGTATAAAGGTAAGATTCTTACCATCTATATGCTCTAATGACAGTTGGCACAAAGGTATGGGTTATGAAGCTAGAAGAACAGCACAAGCTCATATTTGGAGTAAAGAACGAGGATATGAAGGATACCTACAAACAAACGTAATATAAAATGACTTTAAATGAAATTGCATATAATATACTAAATTTAGTTAGAGGAGGAAGGCCCAATCAAAGTGAGCACATTTCTTTATCTCAAATTAAATTTAATATAAAACATTACAGAGCTATGATGATTCGTAGAGACTTTGCTAGAAATGGTATAGTTACTCGTCATATAGAACAAGATCTAGGATGCCTAGAATTAGAAGAAGTAAATCCATCTAAATGTTGTGATTTACCTGTATCATGTTCTGTATCTAGGACTATTAAAAAGATCCCAAGAACTGTGCGATTTAATTTTAAAGAAGGCTTAACCTATGTAGGAGACGTAACGGGGATAGAAACTATCCCTGTTATTGACAATCATATGGTAAAGTGGTTACCTCATGATAAGTATACTTCAAATAAACATAAAGGATATATGATTGAAGATCATTTATATATTTATAATGCAAAAGGTTTAAAGTTTGTAAACGTTAGAGGAGCATTTGAAAATCCTGAAGATCTTAAAGACTTTCAGTGTGAGAATGGGGTATGTTGGGATGATAGTAAACCTTTCCCAATTCCTGCAGATATGATACAAGCTATTACAGCAGGAATGGCAAGTGGAGAACTACAACTATTATTAGGAACAACAAGTGATACTTTAGCAGATCAAGCACAAGATATGACAGGAGGTATACCAGGCCCTGCTAAAAAACAATAATGAATTATACTTTAGAAGATATATATAATTATTATTGTGAAACAGAAGAAGATATAGATAAAACTATATTTAAAGCTATATGTTCAGATTTTAATATTTTAACAATAGATAGCATATTAGAAGGAGGAACATTTAACATGGGTAATAATTTATCTACCCTCTCTATAAAAAGAACAAGTAGAGATCCTAGATCGCCTAGAATTGATTGGGGAGAAAGTAATAAATATAAAAAAGAATTATTAGATGATGGGCAGATATTATTTAATAAAGAAACAGACAAAGGAATAAAATGGCACATATATTATACAGATGGTTTTTATTGTAGGTATTATTGGAACAAAGGAAGATGCCGTATACCAAACAAATCTGCATATAAATTTACTCCCACAAGAGGATTAAAGGGAAACAAAGAAAAGCTAATTAAATTATTACACACAGATGAATTAGCTTATTTAAAATTTAAAAAGTAATGGCAAGTAAATATCACATAACAAAAGACGGTCGTAAAGCAAAAAAAGGTTTGTATTATTATATGAACAGAGCAAAAAGATTAGGTAAATCTAAACCAGGTAAAGGAAGTGTGTCAGATAAAGCATTAAAAGATTCTGCAAAAACTGCAAAAAAAAGATATGGGGGGTGTGCAGATTGTATGAGATCTGGAGGAGTTAAAAGTCCTGCATGGCAAAGAAAAGAAGGTAAGAGTCCTAGTGGAGGATTAAATGCTAAAGGTAGAGCTTCGTATAGAAGAGCTAATCCAGGAAGTAAATTAGCTGCTCCTCAACCAGGAGGAGGATCAAGAAAAAGATCTTTTTGTGCAAGAATGAAAGGAATGAAAAGAAAACTTACAAGCAGTAAAACAGCAAATGATCCTGATTCAAGAATAAATAAATCACTGAGAAAGTGGAAATGTTAAAATTATGATTTACAGAAATACATCAAGTAAAAGTATTATTAGAAAAGTAATGCGTGATCTAAAACCTAATGATGATAATTGGGTAGATGATGCAATAGAGTGGATAGGAGAGGCATTAGAGCATATAGGCTCTGCTGCTCAATTAGCTACAAAAAAGACTGTACTGCACATTAAAGATAATAAAGCATTATTACCTAACGATTTATATTATATTAACCAGGTAGCAGTAAACAGTTTAGTTAAACCTTCTATAGCATCTGAATTAGAAACGTTAACAAACAAAGTAAAAACATTAAAATCAACTGTACAAGAGTATAATAAAACATTAGAAAGTGAAGTAGTTAAATCTGCAGATGGTACATATACATCTAGTATTACTGCTACAGATTTAGAAACATATGATACTCAGTATAAAAGCAATGTCTTAGAATTAAATGAAATTAACAGCAGGATTATTGTTTTAGAGGGGATGTTTTTTAACAACAAAATTGATGGATCAAGTGCTAACTTAGTACCACTATGTTATGGAGCTAGCACTTTTCCAGAATCTATACACTGTGTAGATTGTGTAAATGAAGTATCAAATGCTAAAGATTCTTATATAATTGATTATGATTATATAAAAACATCTTTTGCTTCAGGACAAATATGTTTATCATATACAGCGTTTCCTGTAGACGAAGATTGTTTTCCTTTAGTACCAGATGATATAAGTTATAAAGAAGCTATGTTTTGGTACATATTTAAACAGTTATTATTAGGAGGGTGGGACAAACCTACTAATAAAATTGATTATAATTATGCAGATCAGAAATGGATGAAGTATTGTTCACAGGCTAGAGCAAATGCTAATTTTCCTGATATAGATAAAATGGATAGTTTTATGAATCAATGGGTAAGACTTGTTCCAGACGTTAATGCACATAGTGTATTTTTTGAAGAGCTAGGTACAAGAGAAAATTTAAATAGATCAATGTAATGGGTAAGTATATAAAAGGACTTTCTAAAGATACAGGGCATATGGATCAGCCCGAAGGAACATGGAGATATGCTAGAAACATACAAATACATCCTGTAGACGGAGTATTGTCAAATGAGCATGGAATGGAGCTTCTTTCTAAAAAAAGTAAACCTGGTTTACCTGACAATACAGAAATATTACCTGAAGGTTCTATTGTAATAGGATCTATAGAAATTAATGATGATAGAGTTATTTTATTTTTAACATTTAACACAACATTTACTGATCTTGAATTTGATGTAGAATATAATTCAGAGATAGGAATACTTGAAAATGACTCTTATACTACTTTATTTAGACCTAACAGAGATACTATTAATACTACTGTTTCTTTAACAGGAACTGATTTTAATTTAAATTTTAATCAAAACCATTTTATAGAAGGAACGTATAAAATAAATCCAGATGGGGAACTATTTGTTTATTGGGTAGATAATGTAAATCCGCCTAGAGCAATGAATATTACTAGGCAACAAGAATGGCTTAATAATTCAGGAGGTGTAGGACAACCGTTTGAAAGATTGTATGGGTTAGATCCAGAATCAACATCAAACCCTTCTCATATTAGAATGTTAGATCTTTTTCCATCATCAGGACCTGTTCCTCATGTAGAGTTTAATAGTATAAATCCAGGAGGTAACTTATTAACAGGAGTATATTTTTTAGCTCTTGCATATGTTGATAGAGATCTTGTAGCTACAAACTATGTAACACTTGCTAATCCTATATCTATTGTTGAAGACATTGAAGGAGTATTACCTATAGAAAGGTATGACGGAGCACCAGCGGCTGTACCTTCAGGTAAATCAATTACATGGAATGTAAGTAACTTAAATACAGATTATGAATATTTAAGACCTGTAGTTATAAGAAAATCTGATGGTAAGCGTACAACCTTTAAACTAAATGATCTTCCTATTAAAAATGTAGCAGGTGCTGTTAGTTTAAATTCTGTTACATTTACAGGGTTAGAAGGTTTTAATGGATTTGATAACGTAGAAGATGTAATTGTTGACACAGTGTCTTACGAGACTGCTAAGACAATTAATCAATTAGACGGTAGTCTATACTTAGGAAATGTAAAAGGCTCTAAGGATGTAGGATATCAGCCCTATGCTAACTATATTAGTTCTAGACCTGCTTTACATCCTTTTCCGTTTTTTGATCCGCATGAAGCAACTATTGATGTATTAGAACACGGGTATATAGAAAGTTCTCCAGAAAATTTACAAGGAGGAAATATAGAAAGTAGATCTCAAGGGTTTAGGCATAACAAAAATATATATAAATATAAAGGTTATACAAGAGATGAGGTATATGCATTTTACATTGCATTTATATTAAATGATGGTACAGAGTCTTATGCATACCATATTCCAGGTAGAGCACCCTTACGTTTAAACGAATTAAATTCTACAGGTGCTTTTCAATATGAAAGTATTCCTACTTATAATTTTAATAATAGTATTATTGATGCAAATAATACTTTAGCAGATCCAGACATTAATGCATTTGGTTTATGGGAATCATGTGATATATATCCTTTAGATCCTGATAATGCATTAAGACAAATAACAAATAATAAAGGTAGAGCATTTCATTTTTTTGAAACTAGTATGTTAGAAGGAAGTAGAAATATGAACTACTGGCAAAATACAGGAGAAAGATATCCAACAGATGAATTAAATGCATTTAACTGGGAAATACTAAATGCTTCTACACCTGGTAGAAATGAAGGTTCTCTTGCAGGAAGACGTGTAAGACATCATCATTTTCCATCTAATGAGAATGCAGAGTATCAATCTATACACAGTAACACATCTACAATTGATATTGTATTAGATGTAAAAGAAGTTTATAGTATTGACTTTAGATGGGGATCAGACAGAGTAACAAGACTTGGTGTTGGGATAGTACAGGCTTTGCCTAATAATCAAACTATATTTGGAAAACTAGCTGAACTATATGAAGGTATAAGTGATAGCGGTTCACAAGCAGAGGGTTACATGAATGGGGATTTAGATATAACAGAGGTTGCTGCACTTCTTGGAGCAGATGGATTTACAGGAGATAATCAAAATGGCGATGAAAAGGATATAAGATATATTTTTGATACAAATAACAATAGTCAAACATTTATGTTTTATGAATTAAATGCTGATGACAGTACTGTTTATCCACAAATAGGGGATAAAATATCTGCAAACTGGCTCAATACCGATGTAGACGGAACACAAACAGTAGGGGCTTATGCTAGTGAATCTAGTTCAGATGCAGCACTTGGTCCTTATTTTCCTGATGATCATTTAATGGATAATAGTAATTATGATACTAGCACATATGGTTCAGGAGAATATACTTTTAAGCAGTCTAGAAATGAAAGCCAAGATGATATGGTTAATAGGAAAAGTGCGGGGGCTTGTAAAAAAAGAGGAGGTAGATCTAGGTATTCTACAGGATGTATATCTACAAAAAAGAAAAGTATTGCTAGAAATTATAGAACACAAGCAGGTGCGATGGGAGATGTTCCATATGATTATGAACAAAATAATTTTTCAAATGCATATAATTCTTCTAAACTAACAGTTGTTTTAGTAGATAAAAGAAAAAAGTATATTGTAGCTAGAGCAAAAGATAAAAACTTGGACGGGCACTTTGAGTTAGATAATAATAGAATGCAAGCCACTCAATGCCGTGGTTGGGTACATTGGAAATCTCAAAATCTTTCTGCAACAGATGGAGGATACATTGCTCATTATGTAAGATCTTTAGGTGTACAATTTGAAGATTTAAAAGTACCACAAGAAATATGGGAAAAAACACAAGGTTTTAGAATATACTATGCAAATAGAGAACATCATGACAGACGTATTTTAGGACAAAATACATTAAATCCATATGCTACTACAGAAGATCCTATAGTACCTGCGTGTACTAATAGTATATCAGACTTTAGTGAAATATCTGATGAATCGTATGGACTTGACTCTTCATCTAAACAATCAAAAGAACACTGGTGGATTAATTTTCCTTATAATTTAGAAGAAACAGCATATGTTTTACCTAATCCAGCAGATGCTGGAATGACTTATGGGTATCAAGCATTAAGTTTTCATGACTTTTATTTAATGAGAGGCCATGGACCAAGTGGAAGTGGAGAAGCTAGAAAAAGTATTACCGCTGCTACACATTTAAAATTAGATTATATTGTAGAAAACATTGCTTTTAGTGGTCCTTATATGCCTCAAAATGTAGGTGATGGATATGCTGAGTGTCATAAAACTTATGGTAGTACTACATACGGTCCTGTAGTAAATGGAATGCAAACATCATTTAATTTTTACAGCCCGTCTCAATCTCAAGATCCTGCTGTGGGTATTTTTAATGGGGGTACAGATTCATTTAATTTATACCAATGGTTACAAACTTCAGGTACACATGTTGATCTTAATAGGCCTATTAAAGAAAGAGGTAAAACTTATTTAAATGGGGATAGTATATACAATGGAAAACAATTAGGTTTTGGACGTAAGACTTGGAATAACTTTGGAGAAAGTCATATATCTTTATTATTAAATGAAAAGTTTGGTACTTTACCAGCATTTAATTTACCAACAACATTACCTTGGATTGACCCAGAAGCTGCGTCCGATGCTTTTTTTGAACCTCATATTGGTAAAAATAATTTTCAACCTTTTCTGTATCAAGCTAATATGCATGCATTTAGATTAGATATGTATAATCCATTTGATAAACAAGATTTAGTATGGACAGGATATGAAGTAACAGGAGACGATTATGATTGGTTTAAGGTAGATGACATAGGTAACCCTATTGAAAATTTACCTGCTATAAACTATTTAACAAGTGATACATATGACAATGTAATAAATGCAGGAGGTCAACATCCTAGTTTACATGTTGGTAATATAGCTGGAGCAGCAAATCCTGATTATCCAAATTCTGAATTAAACAAACAAACTAATCCTCCTATAGAAGAGGGGGGTGTATTTGATTATACAGGAGGAGGGGAAACTTTTTATGCTCCTACAGATCAAGTAATGACTATTAAAGATTATATAAAAGTAGCTTCACAACCTGCATTAGATAAATTTAGAACAGGTCATATATTTGGGGGTGATACATTTATATCTAGACATGGTTATAGAAAAACAGGTAGATTAAATTTAGTTGATTTAGCAGGATCACCTATGAATGATGTAAGACGTAGAGATCTAAGATATATATATCATACAATTGTAGAGTCTACAGATAATATTAATTTTAGACATGTTGATAATCGAAAAGATTCTTATTTTCCAGGTACTCCTGCAAAAGATGTATTATTATTAAAAAATACAACAGACGGAACAGATGTGGATAACATGAAATACAATGAAGATTACTCATCTGTTAATAGTATTGGTTCTACAGTACCTCTCCCAATACAAATATCACAACCAACATCTTTTCCAAATAGAGTTATTAGAAGCGCAACATCAGATGACAGCACATTGTTAGATAACTATAGAATTTTTCTAGCATTACAATTTAAAGATTTACCTAAGAACAGAGGAGATTTATGGAAAATATCTGTCTTTAATAATTTACTATACTTTCATATGGAAGATAGTATTTTTAGAACTAAAGGTAAACAAACAATGCAAATGGCAGATCAGTCAGAAGCTTTTATTGGGAGTGGAGATTTATTTGCACAACCGCCAGAGGAGTTAAAACAAACAGAAGCTGGGTATGGTGGTACACAATCTCAGTTTGCTACCACGGTAGGAGACTTTGGTTATTTTTATGTAGATCAAAGAAATGCATCTGTTCATATGATAGCAGATCAAATATATGACATTTCTTCTGTAGGACTAGAAAAATGGTTTCAAACTAATTTACCGTATAAATTAAAAGTATTTGGAAAAGTTAATTATCCAGATAATCCATTAAGTTTTGGATTTACTTCGGTATATGATGAAATATATCAAAGAGTGTTGTTAACTAAAAGAGAACTTATTCCAAGTGCTTTATTTTTACAAGGATGGCAAAACTTTATAGATCAAAATGATACAGATCCGATAGGAATGATACAGTATATACCTGCAAATTCAACAGGTAACGCAAATGGTGTGTCAAATGCATCAGATCAATTTATTATTAAATTACCAGATATTGATCCAGATCCTAATTTCTTAGGAGAAGCTGGTGAACAAGATAATCCTTGGACTATATTACCAGTAGAAGATGAACCATACAGAGGTAATGGTAGAAATTATTTTCAAAGGGATGGATGGACTGCTTCTTATAGTCCAAAACTACAATCATGGATATCTTTTCATGATTATACTCCTTATTTATATACATACACATCTTCTGCTTTATACTCTTTTAAACAATTTCCAACTATGACAAGTAGAGGTAATGTACATTCAAATATTTGGAAACATAATTATACTTCAACTAAAGGTACTTATTATGGTAGAACCTATCCGTCAGAAATAGAAATAATACATAATGAAAATAAATTTGTAAATAAATTATTTTACAATTTTTGCTGGATCACAGACAGAACCAGCCAAGCTCAAGACTCTAATGATGATTATGGAGGATGTCCTCAATGCGGTATTGCAGGGGGATCCGACAATGCATATCCTGATGTTGACTATACTGCTAACCTGTTAACAACAAAAACACATGGTCCTGGATTTGATAAATTTGTATTATATAATTCACATCAGGCTTCTGGTGTAATAAATATAGAAGAACTTTTAAATGCAAGAAAAAATGGATGTGAATGGTGTATTAATAAATTTAGAGATTTAACAAGAGAGTCTTCACCTAATTTTTTAAGCGAAGGAAGAAATAATGATTTATATTATGCTTTACACACACCAAATATGTTTAGTGCTCAAATAGGAGGATTAGATGCTGAAGGAGAAGAATTAGATATAGGAGGAGTAATGGTAGATGGTGGTGGAAGTTTAATATCTACCCCGCCTAATCAATTACCATTGTGGATTATTTCTGATATGCATGAAACTTTTAACAATAGCGCTGTATATAGTAAAATTACAGCAATACCTAGACCAAGAAAATTTATAGACAAATGGTTAGCAATTCGTTTAATAACTAGTAATACTGCTAGTTTTTTAGTAAATTTGTACTCCACTGAAGTGGGTGCTCGTAAATTCCATAGACATGAACAGAATCAACAAAAATAAAAAAATGAGAAAACTCTACAGACGTGGAGGAAGAATAAAATATTATGCTAACGGTGGTATGTATGGTAACAATACTGTGCCAGGATCTATGATTCCTAATACTAATACTGCTAGCTATGAACAAGTTAATCAAGCTCAAATAGATGCTTCTAATCAGCAGTTAGCTCAAATTCAAGCTCAGCCTTGGCAGCAGAAATTTGCTCAACAGCAACAAGAAGGTTTAGCTGCTACGCAAGCTCTTAATCAATCTGCTACTAAAGGTTTAGGCATGCTTACTGATAGGTTAAGTGAGGGTAAAAATGTATTTGGTAAAAGTGCAGCTGACTTAGCTGCAAGCCAAGGTTTTACAGATACAGTTGTAGACGGTGTAGTTACTGAAACTGCAGCTGCTAAAGCAGGTAATTTAGCAGGTAATATTGGTACAGCTGGTATGGTTGCTGATTTTGCAGGACAAGGTTTGCAAAAAGTTTCTAGCGATGATGATGCTACTACAATGAATGTAGGTGAAACATCAGGTACAATGTTAAGCGGTGCAGGTAAAGGTGCAAGTATGGGAGCTACTATAGGTAGTATTGTTCCTGGAGTTGGTACAGCAATTGGTGCAGGAGTTGGTGCTACAATAGGAGCTGTTACTAGTGGTCTTAAGGGAAGAAAGGCTAGAAATGAAGCAAGAGAAATGGAGGAAGAAGAAGAAATGAAAAAAGCTCAAGCACAACAAGGAGCATTTGCAGGAGGATTACAAGGTAAAGAGTATTCTGGATCTAATATGGGACAGCTTAAACGAGGTGGATACAGAAATTTTTATATGGGGGGCGGTCCCCTAAATTACGCAAGCGAAGGTAATGTTAGAAAATTTATTGGGGGCGGGTATGATTTTGGCAACACGCCTAGTGGAAAAAGAGTAGAAATGGGAGGTACTGGAGATGCAAGATTAGCTCTTGATGTAGGAGGAATGTTTAATCCTATAGCTGGATTTGCTGCTGGGGCACTAGATGCAAATGATGCTCGTAAGTATTATCAAGAAGGTAATTATGGAGATGCTGCTAAATCTGCAGGAATGGCTGCTTTAGGGTTTATTCCTTGGGGAGGTTCTTGGGTTAAAGGAGGAATAAAAGGTATAAGTAAATTAGCTAAAACTCCTATAAAACCATTAATAAATAAAGCAAGTTCTTTTAAAGTTGCATCAACTACAAGTAAAACTGGACTTAAAGGTGGATTAAAAACAGATAAACATGTAACAAACACAAACGTTAACACGCCTTTAGTTACCTCACCATCTGGCCCATCTCAATCAGGACCAATAGTAGACCCTAACAATATGATGATGTTAGGATATAGACATGGAGGAGTTAAAAAATATGAAAACGGGGGAGGACAAGGAAACAATCCAGATTTATATACGTTGTCTGCTTCTGATGCAGCTTTTATTAATGCAAAAACAGGAGCAAGAGAAGGAGATCAAGCATATCAAAGTGGATCACTTACACTGCCAAATCTTATTAGTTCTGATAGACAAATTCCTAGCAACATTAAAAATTTAAATTTGCCTACACAATCTTCACAACCTAAACCAATTGATTTTAGAAATGTAGCAACTACTAGAGAAACTTTAATGAATGCGCCTGAAAATAACCGTCAAGCAAATTTAAATCAAAAGCTAGATCAAACTTTAGAACAAAGAAAAATAACTCCACCAGAGGGCATGGGATTTTTAGATAGTACACAATTAATTTTAGCAGGATTAGGGATGACTCCTGGGGTTGGTATTATTCCCGATCTGCTTAATGCTGGAATTTCAGGAGCAAGAGGAAAGTATGGAGATATGGGTATAAATTTAGCAGCTGCAACACCAGGTCTTGGATTAGCAGCAGGCCCAGCAGCAATAGGAAATAAAACCTATAACGCTTTAAAAACTGCTAAAAATTTTAAAAGTGCAGCACACATACCTAAAATAAAATTTGCAGATAAATTAAAAATGAACGTTGAGAATCAAATAGGTAGTCCTATATCTTTAGCTTCTATAGTAGGTAGAAGAATGGGAGGAACTAGACAGTTAGATGGGGGAGTAGCTAAACCATTACCAGGTGGAGCAACAGAATTTATTGGTAAAAAACATGAACAAGGTGGAATTAAATTAGACCCTATGACAGAAGTTGAGGGCGGAGAAACTATGGATAAAATAAAAGGAAGCGATTATTTCTTTTCTAGTTATTTAAAGCTGGGAGGAAAGTCTTTTGCGCAAAGACATAAAGATATATTAAAACAAGGCGGAAGTCAAGAAGAGTTAGATAGGTTAGCAGCTATACAAGAAAAAGCAGCTGGTAGATCTAAATACAATCTTGGAGGAGAAAGAACAAAATTTCAAAATGGAGGTCCAGATTTAACTCCAGAAGAACTAGCTAAATTACAAGAGTATGTAAAATCATTAGGTAGAGACGCAAATAGTTCATCTATACTAGATGATGCGACAAAAATACCAGCTGAACTTAAAGATATAAACCCTGCTTTATTTAATTTAGAAGGTTTTAGCATTGAAGATTTAAAAGATAGTGCTAATAAACTTGGATTAAGTCTTACAGATGCTGCTAATTTTATGCTTACTCCAAAAGGATATAGTTTTATAAAAGGAGTGTCTGAACAAGAGGCAAACATAATAATTGGTAATGCTAATTTTGCAACAAATAATCCTAGTTCTAGTGAAAATATAATTGATAATTCACAAAACGTAGTAGTAGATGAAGACAATCCTAATAACGCGTCTAATAAGAAAAAGAAATCTACATTTACAGGTTTATATAATAATGTAACAGATGCAGATATAGCAGATTATTTAGATGAGGCTGCTGCTATTACAGGACTAGATACGTTTGATCCTAGAAATAAAGAGCATGTAAAATTATTACAAACTAATTTAATGAATCCTTCAGAAGAGTTAAAAACATCATATCCTACTTATTTTAGTGGTAAAGAAACAGATATATTAGAAGGTGATTTAGGTGTTAACCAACAAGGTGTAGATAGTAAATTTGGTATAGACACATTAAATGCATTAAAACAATTTAGTGAATTAGAATCTAATGATGGAGATATATATAATGTTCTTCCAGGAGAGTATGATCCAAATATATATACTTTTAATCCTGAATTAGATCCAACAATAAATAAAGATCCTAATGATGAATATCAATATTACGAACCAGAAAATGAACCAATTGTAGAACCTGCATCTGAAGAAAATGAAAAAAATAAAGGAGGTGATTTATTAAAAAAATTAGGCAAAAGTGCTGTCCCAATTCTAGGAGCAGGGTTACAGTTATTACCTGCATATATGGCATTTAAAGAAAAGCCTGATTATATGAATGCTCCTGGACGTCTACCTACTACACATTTAGACAGAGTAAGGTTTAACGCAGAGAGAGAACAAAATGAAGGTAACTATAGAGGAATGGGCAGAATGATAGAACAAGCAGGTATGGGTCCTGCAGGTATTTCTGCTAAGATGGCATCATGGGGTAAGAAACAGGCACAAGACGTACAAATAGGAAGTGCAGAAGCAAGGGCTAATGCTCAAATACAGCAGCAAGAATCAGCATTAAATCAAGGTGCGCAAAAACAAAACATTGCAAACAGTATGCAAGTAGATCAGTTTAACAAAGCTGCAGATGCTGCTACTAAAGATCGTAAGTTAATGGCTGTACAAAATGCAGTACAAAGTATAGCAGGTATGGGATCTGATTACATGCAGTATAAAGCACAAGATGATTTAGCAAGAGCAATTGGAGGTCAAACACCTATACTAGATAATTTTTATATACATGAATTAGACTTTCAAAAAGCATATCCAGATATGGCCAATAAACAGGGTAGTCCAGAATATTCTGGAGCATTTGCATCATATCTTAAAAAAATACAAAATCCGACTAAGGCTAAAAAAAGAGGAGGATACAGAGAATTATATAAAAGAGGGGGTCGTAAAAAATTAAAAAAGTGTTAATATGGCAAACAGATACAGTAGATACGAATTAAAACCATATCAATCAATGTATGTTGATCCAGGCAAAGTAGCCGTGTCAACAATATTAAAGAAAAGATATGATGATAATAAACTTAATTATGATATGCTTAATAGAACCGTAGGATCTATGAACGTATTAGAAGGTGATGAGCAGTTAAAAGATAACATGATTAATAGTATAAACGGCCAGTTTGAAGACATTTCTGCAACAGGATCTTTTGAGCTTGCAGGTAATGCAGTGTCTAAAGCTACAACTGACTTTATGACTAATGAGGGATTAATAGCTGCTAGGCAATCATATGAAAATTATGATTTAGCAAAGAAAACTAAAGCAAAAATGAGAGAACTGGGCCATCAGGTTTTATTTGATCAAGAATTTGTAAGAGATGATCAAGGTAATTTAGTTAGAGATGAAAATGGACAACCTATGATGAGAGATATTGCTAGTATGCATAAATCTCATTACCAAGATCCAGAAACAGGAGAAATGGTTACAAGTGTATATGAACCTAAATTTGAACAACAACTTGGGTATGATGAAAAAATGACTGATCTTGTTGCTAATATATCTACAGATCCTGTGTTTCAAGAAATGGGACAACTGTTAAAAACAGGTACTCACCTTGGAAATAAAAAAGTAACTCGTATTGTAGACGGTTTAATGAGTACATATTTATCAACTGACGAGGGTATACAACAAATGAGAAAGTTAACTCAATTAGATATAAATCCTGAAACAGGTGAAACTTATACAGCACAAGAAGCGCAAGAAAAAGTTAAAAGTCAAATGATGTCTATTGCAGCTAAACAAGTTGGTAAAGGAAGTTATAGTTATCAAAAAAATCCATATTGGGTACAACAAGTAAATCCAAGTCTAGTAGCTACAACTTCTAGTAATGTAATGGAAAATAATAAATTGTTAACTCCTGCTAGTTTATTTGACACAAATGATGATGGCTCTTTTAAAGATACTGAAAGTGATAGTATTTGGGATGGAGTTTTAAAAGGTGCTGCTGCAGGTTATTTTATACCTGGTATAGGTACAGTGTTTGGTGGAATTACTGGTGGGATTGTAGATTGGTTTACTCCTGATGCAAAAATATTTGATGAAAGTGGTAATTATCAATTTAAAGATAGCACTTTTCAAGCAGCTATTAATAGATGTGGTGGAGATCCTAAATGTATGGGACAGGCTGCTGAAGATATGCAAGTGAGATATGATAATTTAGTTCAAGAGGTTGGAGGGGATGTTCAACTGCTATCTGAAGCACAATTATTAGCAGGTAGAGATGAATATATAGCTGATCTTTTAATGAGCAATCCAGAAGCTAGACAACAATTTAAAAGCGATAAAGAGTTTCTAGAACATATAACTAAAGAAATGGAAAATACTCAAGCTCAGGTATCTAAAGTATATCAAGGAGATATGGATTACGTTAAAAGTATGAATGATCCTAAATCAAAACATATTTATTTTACTCGTGGGGTACATGTTAGAAAAAAAGATGGTAGTTTTACTAACAATTTAAATGATGCTGTAGAGAGGTTGCATGAAATCCATGGTGTTTCAGAAGAGTCTATTTTTAATGCAATTAATAATGGGGATTATAATTGGTCTGGTACTATACAACAAGGTAATAGAGCAGGATCTAATTTAATAACTCTTAATGTAACAGATGGAAGTGATAGTAAAGCTATTCAAGTTGAAGTAGGTAATATAAATGAAGTTCAAGGTCTTTATAAACCTGCAGAAGAGCTTTATGAAATATCAACAAATGGTTTTCAAGGTCAAATGGAATATTTAGATTACTACGATCCTGTTGATCAATCACAAACAATAGGACAAGTAGAATATAAATATGATGTTTTAAGAAATGAAAAGGGAGAAAAAATAGGACCTCCTGGATATTACCCAGTTGTTACCTATATTAAAAAAGATAGTTCAGGTAAAATAATAGAAAGATATAAACCTGTACAAAAAGCAACTTTATTACAAGATTTGTATGATCAAGCTTATCAATCAGCTGTACAGAGTAATGTAAGCACAATGCCTACGGGAATATAAAACTAAAAACATATGTCGCAAGAACTAACTCAACAATTTGGATTTTCTCAAGATTTAGAAAAAGAAAAAAATAACAATGTCAATATTGATTCAGACGTTGTAATTTCTAATGAACCTGAAAAAGAACCTGAAGAAGACACTAGAACTGAGAAACAAAAATTAGAAGATGCACCTGTTGCTGAGGGAACGTATGATGCTACCTATCAAGGAATTCCATTATCTTTATATCAACGAGATCCTAGTGTACAATTTATAGGAAATACAGGAGTGTTTGATAAAAAAGAAGATTCTTATGCACCATTAAGACTAGAAGATACCTATGACATGAACGAGGTCAGAGGTCAAAGGCAAAAAACAATTGATAAATGGGGAAATGGTATAACAAAAGCTATAGGTAAAGTTGGTACAAATGTAATTGGGGGTGTTGTTGGAACCGTATATGGATTAGGTAGTTCTATAATAAATTTAGACGCTAGTAAAATATGGGATAATGAAATTATGAACGCTTTAGACAGTGCTAATGAGTGGATGGATGAAAAGCTTCCTAACTATTACACTAACTATGAAAGAGAAATGAGTGTATGGCAAAAATTAGGAACAGCTAATTTTTGGTCAGATCAATTTACAAATGGGTTAAGTTTTGTTGCAGGAGCTGCATTAACAGAATTAGCATTAACTGCTGCTACTGTTGGTACGGGTGGGGCTGCAGCAAGTGCACAAGCACTGTATACAGCAAGTTTAGGAGCTAGAGCAACACGAGTTTTAAAAGGTTTCAGTAAAGCAGGTAAAATGTTAGATAAAGCAGCAGACGCTACTAAAATAACATCTGCTATTAAAGGAGCAATTAGATCTGATAGGTTTTGGGAAACAGCAAAATTAGGAAGACAAATTCTTACAGGTGCTGGTTTTGAAGCTGGTGTAGAAGCTAGACAGTCATATGAGCACATGAAAGATACTCTTACTAAAAGTTACTTAAGACAAATAGAAGAAAAAGAAGGTAAGGCTAGAGATCTTACAATGGATGAAAAGCTTGATATAGAAAATAAAGCTAGAGCTCAAGCTAATGTAGTATTTGCAGGAAATCTAGCATTAGTTGGTGTAAGTAATATGATTATGATAGGAGGGCTATACGGTCCTGGAGCATCTTTAAAACAAGGTTATCAAAACGCAATGAATAAAATAGGCCTTGGAGCTAGACCTACAGTTATAGGAGCAGACGGTGCTGCAACAGCTGCATATAGAACAAGTAGAGTAGGCAAAGTATTAGGTTTAAGCGAAAAAAATGCTTTAAGATTAAGTAAAGCAAGCTCTAGAGTAAAAGCAGTAGCTCTTCCTGCTATGTATGAAGGGTTTGTAGAAGAGGGTGGACAATCAGTGTTGTCTGAAACCATGTATGAATATACATTAGCCAAGCACGGTATACAAGGTAAAGAAGGTACAGCTGATATATTAGATTCTATTAATAGAGGTTATATTAAAACATTTAAAGATCCTAACGGTCAAACAGAAGTTATGTTAGGATTAATGTTAGGTACATTAGGATTGCCAGGAAAAGCATTTAACAACGGTTCTTGGACTGCAGCAGGTAGTAGATTAGAAGGTGTTAGAATGAAAGAACAATTTCAAGATTTATCTGCAGCTTATTATAATAAACACGGAAAAAGTTTATTAACTAGTTTAAAATCTTATTCAGATTTTTATACAGAGCAACAAGAATTACAATCTTTAATGGACAAACATTTAGCAGATGATAATATAGCTGAATATAAAAATGTACAAAATGATAAATTTTTTGCTTATGTAAAAGCTAAGGTAATGACAGGCCAGTTTGCAGATATAGCATCAGAAGCAAATCAAATTAGAGAAATGTCTGATGCAGAATTTATAGAATACTTTGGTTATAAAGAAAGTGATTTTGCAAATTCAGCGGAAGTACAAGCTAGAAAAGATAAAATGGCCGACTCTGTTATTAGAAGAGCAACTAAGGTACAACAAGCTTTTAAAGATGTAGATGGTATTTTAAAACTAACAGATGATCAAAAATGGACTGATGAAAAAGCTTCTGCGTTAAGAGAAAGAATGGCTCATAGATTAGCTTCTATAGATTTATTGTCTGAACGAGAGGCTTCTATGATTAATCAAATTGCAGAGTTAACAGGAGGAACAGTTAATGAATCTACAGATACAAAAAATAAAGGAGCTGCAAGAAGTATTACATACATAGATGCAAATGGTAAAGAACAAACATTTACTGTAGGAGACTTTAGTAAAGAAAGTGCAAAACAATATTTAAAAGAAGTACAGGATCTATTAAGCAAAAAAGATTCTGAATTAGTATTACCTCCTGGAGTTACTGATGTAAAACAATATAGAACATTTTTAGAAAAACAAGCAGAGTCTACTAAGCAATTTTTAGGTTTAAGTGATGCATCAGGAGATCAAAGCGCTTCCCCATTTTTAGACGCAAGAGAAGAAGAAGCTTTAATTGCAAGATTAAACGAGCAATTAGCAACTCTTTCAAAAGACGACCCTAAAGCAGAAATGAAAAAAGAAAAGGTTATACAATTGTTTAAAGATATTAGACATGTAAGATCTAGAAGAGAGCAGTTTATTAAAGAGTTTAACCGAGCTAGGTTAAACCCAAAACAATCAATGCAAGATATATACGATCAAATAGAAAAATTTGTAGATGATGTTGAGAGTGAAACAGCTAAAAATAATATAGAAAACTTAGAAGCTAGAAAATTATTTGAAGAGTTTGGTACAAAAGCTAAATTTAGAGTTGGAGATAAATGGTATAGATTTGACTCTAGTGGTAACTTATTAGAAGAAGGAACAGAAAATGTAGTAGATTCTTCTATTTTAAAAAACTTAGGAGGTAGAGATGAAAACATAGTTACTGATTCACAAGCTAAAGCTAAAAAACTTTTAGCAGCTATAGATGAATTAAAAGGAGAAAAAGGAAAAAGAGTAGAAAAGTTAGCACAAGATATTGCAGAACTAGAAAATGAAATTTTAGAACTTATAGGGAAACTTCCTAAAGAAGGAGAAAACGTTGAAATAAAAGAAGTTAAAGAAGCTCATGATAAGATTATGGACCAGATAGAAACTGGAGAGAATCTTATAGAAGAACTTAAAAATGAACAACAAGGAATAACTGACCAGATAGATTACTTAACTGAGTTAGTAATGGTTCATTATAATCCAAGAACAAAACAATTTGATTCTGATATAATACAACAGTATAAAGGAGAAAATCAAATGTTAATTTTAAAAGCTTTAGAATTAGGTGTGCCTATTGAAAGCTCTGATAGAATAGAACGTCTTAGTGAAATTGAATATGAAATAACTAGATTAGAAGAACAGGTAGGAATATTACAACAAGAAGAAGAAAGTGATATTAGAAATGAACAAATAGCAGGGTTACAGGTTGAACAGCAAATATTATTAGAAGAAGCTCAAAATATAACTTCTTTACCTGAAATTACTACAAGAGAAGATAGAGATGCGGCTTCAGCTATTGCTCAAGAATTAAAAACTTCTATTGATGAGTATGCATCAGTTACAAATGAAAACATAAAGACTTTAAATTTAAAGCTTGGCGAGTTACAAGATCATAAAAATGTTTTAGAAAAAATGATTTTTGATCGTATGAAAGAGATTAAAAGCTCAGGATTAAAAGACAGTAAAGCAAATAATTTTAATGATTTATACAAAGAAACTATTCAAGACATAGAAGCTTTTGTTCAGGGGATAGAAAACAAAGAGCGTCAAATGAAAGAAACTGGACAGATTCCAGAAGGCTATGAATTTATAGGAGACGCATTAAGAGTAGAGTTACAAATTCTTACAGGAACAGGACAAAAGAATTACAATCTAGATGGGGTTAAATTACGAGGCATGCAACAAGACATGCTTGACGAACAAAACTATCCAAACCAAGGAGGGGGTGTAGTAAACTATGAAGGATTACCAACTTATCAAAAGTTTAAAATTTACAGACAAAATAATCCAAACTCTTTTGAAAAAATAGGAGAATTCTTTAAAAAGTTAGACAAGGCTGAAAAAGCTTTTTCTGATTCTAGATTATTAAACCAACATCTTAAAGCTACCAATGAAGAAATTGATGAGATTAATGGTATTTTAAATGAATATCAAATACAAAGAGAAGATGGAGATGTAGATCAGCAATTAGAAAATGCACAATTACTAATTAATGCTGCAGAGTATATGAATGCGGTAGATGAAATCCTGGCTAAGTTAGCAGCGCTAGAAGCTAAAGTAATTTCTCCTACAAGTACTAGTAGCACGTCTGCAAATAAACCTTCTAATCCAAAAGGTCCAGGTAGAAACTATAACATGCAAGCAGATGACATGTCAAAAAATAATCCATTTTTATTTAAACCTGATATTTCTAGTCCTGGTTATTATAAAACGGCTGGTGACATGAAAACAGCAATAGATAATTTAACAGAGTTATCTATAGTAGATGGTAATGGGGATATTATTTTAAATGAAAATCAAGAAGCTACTATGAGAGAGGGGCTATCTCTTGATGAGCAAAATAAATGGAAAGCATCTAGAGATCAACTTATTTGGTTCCAAGCTACGTCTAAGTTTATTCCTATGTCAAAAACTAAGTTAATGGCTGTGCATAGTAATAACATACCTGCAGATTTAGCTAATGACTTAAAAGGAGTATTTTTTAATTACGATCAGAAAAAGTATATGGATAGCAGTCATACTGATCCTAATACAACAGACATCAAATTAGTTTTAACTGATAAAACAGGTAAGCCTATAAGAGTAAATGCAAAAGGAAATAAACCTAAACAAGGAGAACCTTCTTATATTGTATACACATCTATGATGGGATCTACTTTAAAAAACAGAAAGGGTAAAGATAGGTTTACAAATGAGGCAGGAATAAATGTAGAAAATGCAGTTAATGAATATCAAGCTGATAGAAATAGTATATTAAACTCTAGCACTCCTAAACTATTAAGTATAACAGGATTAAGCGCAGGTCTTCCTAATGTAATAAATACAAAAGAAGACGGCAGTAAAAGATTAGCTCCTATTAAAGGTAGAGTTATAGGGTCTAGAGGTAAAAAAGGAACTAAAGATGTTGTTATAGATCTTACAACTAAAAATTTAGAAGACGGGGATAAAGTATACTCTGAGATAACAATGAATGGGATAACATATAGAGTACCGTTTGCAGGTATGGCTTTTACAGTAACCTCTTCAGGAAACTTAGCGCCTTTACACCATAGAAAAATAAATGCTAAAGAGTCACAAAACATTATTAATTTGTTACGTATGGTACAAATTAGGTATGAAGCTCTTAAACAAGACCCTGCAAATGCTAAGAAGTCTGAAAAACAATTAAGACAAGAAGCAGCTATATTAGAAGTAGATGGTAAAAATTTATTTGTCTTTAAGATGTTAAAAGACATGGTTTACTATGGTACGGGAACAGAAAACCAGCTAGCGGAAGATCAATCAACCAGGGTAGATTTTTATGATACAGGTAAAGGATACCAAATAGGAGATCAATTTATCAGCTATCAAGATATACTAGATAATAATACATCTAAGTTTAATGAGTTTTTACAAAATAAACTGATTAATGTTAATATGACCAGTTTAAAAAACAAAAAAGGCAAAGCATCATCTACTACGCCTTTTTACATGCCTTTTTATAAAGAAACTGGAGTAAATACTTTTGAATTAGATGACAGTGTGCAGTATAAATGGGATAATTACGAACAATATTTATTAGAAGCTAGAGAAGATGCTGCATTTGAACCTCCTTTACAAACAAATTTACCTTTGATGAATAATCTAAGTTATGTTACACCACAATATAATTTTAGATATTTAAAATTTGATATGCCTGGAAGAGGTAAAAAAGCAGGTAGAGTTTATAACGGACAGGCAGAACCACAAGCTCCTGAAAATGTAATCTATACTGATTTACAAAAAAATCAAATACAAAAATATGAACAAATATTAAATGCCGCTAAAGAAGGTAGAGGTATAGAAATAGAACTGGTAGAAGGCTTTAGTCAAACTGTAGATTCTAAATATGCTATAAATTTAGATTATGATTTTAATTTATATCAAGGAAAAACACCTCCTGTTTCAGATCAAGAGTATTTAGATACACTACTGGAATATTTAGAAGAGTATAAAACTACTTCTAGGGCTAATGGATTTAGTGACTTTGCATTTAATAAGTTTAATAAAAGAGATGAAAAGAATTTAGAAGCTGTAGTTGAAGGAACAACGCCACAACAGGTTGAAGAAAACCAAAAAGAAGTAGAAGACGTTATAGATCAACAACAAAAAGAAATTGATGATTCTATACAAATGGCAGAAGACGCTATAGAAGGGCCTGTACAAGATTTAGGAAGCATTCCAGTTATAGATGAATCTCAGGCAGAAACAGATCAAACAGTTTCAGATGTGTTATCTAAACCTTTAGAGTCAGATGATGTACAAAATGAAATAGATAATGTAAATGACAACCAAGATGATTTGTTTGATGATGAAGAGATAAACATGGTCATCAACCAAATGAATCAAAATGACAGTAATATTAATAGTGTAGTATCTGAAACGCAAGGTATAACTAAAGAAGAGTTAGATACAATTAAAAAAATGTTACCGTGGAATAAATTTGAATTTGTATCGGATTACATAGAAAGTAAAACTCCATTTGTTATAGGACAAGTAAAAGGTTTTGGTAAAACTGTAATATCTGAACTAGCTATTGGGGGTACTACTTATCACGAAGGGTTTCACCAGGTATCTTATTTCTTACTTAATCAGCCTACAAGAGATCAAATGTACAATGAAGTGCGAGCTAAAAAAGGAACTTTTACAGATTATAAAGGTAATCTTGTTTCTTTCTCTAAGGCAACAGATAAGCAAGCAGAAGAGTATTTAGCAGAAGAATTTAGAAAATGGGTACTAAGTGATGGAACATACAAAAAAGACACATACAGCCAACCTAAAGGATTTTTCTCAAGGTTATTTGACCGACTAAGAAACTTTTTTAGAGCAATGTTTGGGTTAGACACTCGTCTACAACCTGATTCAAAGATGGCAACTGTTGCAACTATTTTTAATAAAATAAAAGCAGGAGGATTTGCTAATGCTACTATGCCTAATAATATTGGGAAAGTACAAGAAATTAATATGGCTCTTTTAAAAAACAATAACAGTCCAGAAAGTTCTAGATTTTCTGCTGATATGATGAGCTCATTTAGTAGACACTTTGGTAATGTTCTTTTTGATGACCCTGTACGTGGATTAAACTTGTCTGATTTAGAAATGTTGTCAGATAAAAATAGATCTGAAGAATACAATAAAAGACTGGTTAGAGCATATAAAACTGCATTTAGTACTTTATATAATGAACTTGGAGCTAAAATTGTTGCTGCTACAAATCTAGCTAAGAAAACAACAGATCCAAAAAAGGTAAAAGCATACGAAACAATGGCACAGCAAGCTGCTAAGTCTAGATTGTTTTTAAATGGGGGTAGAATTAAAAATGTAAGAGATGGTAATATTAAATCTTTCCAAGAAGTACATAGACAATTTTTATTATCATTAGGAATTGATACATCATTAAAGGTAGAAAAAGAAGAAAACTTAAAAGATGGGAAAAGCGATCCATTTAATATATTAGAATCTATGCAGTTTTCAGCTGCAGGCAATGCACATCCATACATTAAACTTTTATTAGGTACTCTTCCTAATTTTAGTAAAACCACAGTTACGGGAGTAGAAGGAATTGTAGATTCAAATTATGCTATGAACTTTGTACAAGACAGGCTAGCTGGTATATCAAATCCTACACAACAAGTAGAAGAGCTAAAAAGATTGTCTGCTAAACATCCTTGGTTAAACACTCTTATTAAACGATTGGGCTCCTTAGATGAAAACAGTTCATTTGATCAAATGAAACTTAGTAACATGTTTGCACAGCAAATGAATAAAACTAAAAATACATTTGACTCTTTCTTATTAGATACAAATGGTAATTTTTATAGTGTCGACCCTAATGCAAATCAATTAAAGAATATTATTATAACTCCTTGGAAAAATAATTTAAAAAATTCTAATATAAAAGATAAAGACGGTAGGCTTTTAGTAAATATAGAAGAAGGACAATTAAAAATTAATTTAGATTATAAGCCAAATTTAGGAGTAATAAAAAATGTTAGCTTAAGCAACATAAATAAAAAATCCACGGTAAGAGCTGCAGTTTTAAATAACCCTGAAACAGTATTAAGATTATTTGAAGAATTTGGTTTTGAATTTGCAGATAAAAACGCTATGCTAACATCAACAAAAACTATAGATGGTAAATCTGTAAAAGAAATTATGAGGGACTCAGCAAGCTGGTTGTTATCAGAGTTGCCAAAAGGTAACTTAGGTGCAGATCTATTTGCTAAAGAAACATTAGACGCGCAAACAAGACTTGGTAATTTATTAAAAGTAGAAATGCTTTTTAACGATAAGATAGTTGAACCAAAACATTTAAATGCAGAAGGTAAACCTGTTTATGGAATCACATTAAATAATTATATGAGTATGATTTCTAATAAACTAAACAAAGGTACTTTATTACCGCACTTTCAAAATAATCCGTATGTTGCGAATTCAGCAGTTTTAAGAGCACTGTCTGAAAACCCTAATTTAAAGATAGACATGCATGTTATTGAAGGCTTAAGAATAGACAGGGCTGGAGATCAAGGATTACATACCTCACATTTAACATATGAAGATAGAGCTGCAGTATACATAAACTCTGTTTTAAATGGTGTTATCCCAATATTAAGAACAGCAGATGCTAAAACAGAATATGGTGTAAGATTACCTATTGAGCAGTTTAATGATGCAATAGATGCTAAAGGACAATTGTTAGGATACTTTATAGACGAATTAAATACAGCAGTACAATTTAGAACTAAAGGTGTAGGTAAAGATATTAAAGATTATAAAGATAAAGCTGGGGAACTACGTGTGTTTAATCATATAGTTAGATCTAGACTAAACTTATCTGAGATTTCAGATTTAGATGCTGCATTAGCAGGTAATATACCAGTTGGGCAATTTATAGCAAAACATGAGAATACCTTAATTAGAGCTATTATACAATATTTAAATGATCAAAGTAAAAAGAATAAAACTTTGATGTTAACTAATAAAATTATTAGCAAAGGAAAAGGAAACACATTTGTTAATAATGGTTTAGATTATCAAACTATATCTGAAATTTTAGGTAGCAAAAATGTATCTAAAACAACTTTAACTGATTCACAAGTAAACGACATTGCACATGCTTTTACCTTAAGAACTTTTATAGGTAATGTAGAACAACTAAAACTTTTCTTTGGTGATGTAGCGCAGTATAAAGATCTATACAAAAGAACTAAACTTGCATCTGGTACAAAAAAATTCCCTAGAACTGATGAATTAATGAATTCTTGGTTAAACAGTAATGAAGTAGAAACTAGTGAAGATATAAAAGAAGAATACGGAGATCACAATAAAAACTATACAGGTCAAGCTAATATAATGGTTTATGGAGATCCTGTATCAGAAAGTGTGTATTGGAGAGAATATGCTGAATATTTAGGGGAGGACATATCTAATCTATATAGAAACATAGAAGAGGCAGATGCTAATGCATTTGCTAATATACATTTCTATAGAGAACTTATGATGAGAATTGGTGATTGGACAGGTAAACAAGAAAATCTATTTAAAAAGGCAATGTTAGGACAGGAACTTACAAGAGAAGAACTTACCTCATTCCCAACACTAAAGCCTCAAGGATTTGGACCTGCAATATCCCCATTAAAACAAATGGTAGGATTAAAACTATCTTTAACTCCTATTTTTCCACAGATGACTAGAATAAATGGAAAGGATACTGCATTAAAAGGACTGTTAAAAAACATGTATGAAACTAATACAGACATGGTTATGCATCCTACAGCAGCAAAAGTGGGAAGTAGAGTAAGTTTAGATACAGGAAACGCACCTGCATTTTATAATGAAAATGGGGGTATAAACTCAATTGATCCTGATTTACACACAGTTATAGATTTATCTTATTTTGGGATACAAGTAGATATTAACAAAGAGTTTAAAGGTAAAGTTACTTTAGGTACGCAGTCTAGAACACATATACTTGCTAATCTGTATGAAGGAGGAATGCCAGTAGATTATGAAGGAGATACAAAAACTTGGGCAGGTTTAACTGAAGAACAAAAGAAATCTAAATCTGAAGTACATAAAAATGCATCAGATTATTTAGATGCAGTTAATGAAATAACACGAAGAAGTAGAGAAAATTTATTAAAAAGATTTAATCTAGAACAAACTACTAAGAACGGGGAAACAAGCTATAAACTAAAAGATGGTAACATGCAAAAGTTTGCTGATATGATCCGTGATGAAATAGCTAAAAGAAATTATCCAGAAAATGTAGCTGCAGGTATTGAGTCTTTATTAAATCAGCCTGACGGGGACAAAAAGGTGTTTGATTTAATTGTAAATAAAAATAGAATTGAAAATTTATTGTTTTCTTTAATATCTAATAATACTATTACACAAAAAGTAACAGGTGAAAATGCAGTACAGGTATCCTCTTTAGGATCAGAAACTGCAATTGGAAAAGAACAAGTTGTTAGGGTTGTAAAAGAAGGAAAATTACAATCTTCAGGAGCAACAGGTTTAAAATTTTACCGTAAAAAAGACCGTAGAAATAAAGACTCAGAAACTCTTGGTATGGAGGTATACCTACCACACTACTTTAAAGAACTCTTAGGTAAAAATTTAGAAATAAGACAGGACGGTATATACAATGAAAGAGGAAAGAAAATAGGAGACTCTAATTTATTAGAATTAATAGGATTCCGTATACCTACAGATGGGTTGCACTCTATAGACTTTATGACTATTAAAGGCTTTTTACCTGCAGAAGCTGGGGCTCAAATTATGGTCCCTTCTGAGCTTGTTGTAAAAGCAGGGTCTGATTTTGATATTGATAAATTAACATTATATCTTCCATCTTATACAGTTAAAGATGGAATGATAACAAAAAGAGAGTTTATAAATGCAGATACAAATACCAAAGAAGGTATGGCAGTATACTATAATGCTGTGTATGGTCCATTTAACAACTTTTGGAGCAAGTTAAATAAAGATTTAATCGTTGCACAGGAACAAGAATTAGGAAGCACAGAAGCAGCTGTAAATAATTTGTTAATGGCTATTTTTAGAGAGAATCCTAATATAGCAGGTGATAAGTTATACGATTATTCAGATGCAGAAATAGAAGTATTATTTAGTAGATTTAGAAAACTTGCAAGTAACCCTGACAAAGATCGTGCAGATCGTGTAGAAGACGTTATAAAAGAGTTTAATAAATTAAAAAAGAAAGCAAATAAAATACCTTCATTAGATGAATTTTTTGCAGAAAATAAAGGTAAAAATCCTACAGAGTTAAATCACATCGGAGCTGTACAAAACAGAATGATTGATTTAAAAACAAAAATATTATCTAATTCTAGATCTTATAATCAATTACTTAATCCTATTGGAACTAGGGTAATACTAGATATAAGAGATGAGCTAGGAATAAAAGAAAGAGACGTTACATACGCAGATCTAATATCATATCCACATATCTTTAATATCACAAAGGATTTCCAATCAGGAAAGAATGGTTTGGGTATAGCCGCTACCAATGCTACACACATAGTAAAATCACAGCAGGCAGGGCTATATCTCAGACCAAACACTGAGATAGACGGAGTAAAAAAGTTTAGCAAATTAGGTATAAACTTAGAAGGTTTTGGGGGACTAACAGGAAATCCAATTAGATTAGACAGGATATACGATGTTAATGGAGAGCACAGAATAACTGAAATTGCATCTGAATTATTGAATGTTTTTGCAGATGCATCAGAAGACCCTATTGTAGCTGACTTAAACCTTGTTCCTGAAGTTGGAAATGCGCTTATGTTTTTATTAAGATCAGGAGTCCCAGTAAGAAATGCTGTCTTTTTAATTAATCAGCCAATTGTAAAAGATTACATTAAAGCACTTAATGTAAATAAAAGTAAAATACAAATGGTTAAAAATAGCCCAATGTCTAAAAAGGTTATACTTAACGCTGTATTAAATTTATACAGTCCTAATAAACCACAAACTAACAGACAAGACAAACTATTTAATGCAGAGCAGTTAAAAGAAATGTCTCAAAAAACAAAAACCGAACTGGTAAAAGAAAATCTAGCACAAGATCAACAACAAATACTAGAAGATTTTGTATTGTATGATGCAATTGGGGGACAGTTAACAGCTTTAACTTTAGCAACCTCTTTTGATACAAAACAACCAAAAGGTAGAAATCATGCTCGATTAATACTAGAACAGTACGATCAAGTTAAAGCAGACAATACATTTGGGAACATAGATAATTTAATATTAAGAACACATTTAAATGAATTCTATTTAACCCATGAAGCAGCATCAAAACAGTTTAACTCTATGTTCTTAACAGACCGTGCGGGGCCTAGAGCTGTTGGTCAACTAGATGCTATCTTTGAAATATTTTCTAATAATAAATTACCATTAAGTGATGCTAATAGATTAGCTGTTATGAATGAAGCAGAAAATGAATTAGTTATTGCTGCCTTATTATCACATAAGTTTGATGGTGTTAAATTAGGAGACAAAGCAGAACAATTATTTTTAGGGGAAAACACGGCTGCAAAAAGAGTAGCACAATTACAAAAAGAGTACCCAAATAATAGTTTTGTACAATCTTTATTACCGTCTATAGAAAAAGTAAGAACAGGACCATTAAGAGGTACAGATAATATAAAAGTATATACTAGAGTTTTAAATAACTATGAAGCTAACTTAATGAGAGATTCTTTCTTAGAGTTACCAGAAGCAGATCAAAACATGTTAGTGGACCATGCAATCTTACAATCGGGTATGTCTTTAACTAATATGAGTTACTTACATTTATTACCTACAGAAAAGTTTACAGAACGTGCAGTTCAAATAGTTAATAAGCTAAAACCTGGTAGCACAGATGTAATTAATTTCTTTGATAATTTCTTTAGAAACAATTGGCATAATTCTAGAATTGTTCCAAGATTACCTCGAAGTAAGTATACAATACAATCAAAAAATATTTTTCCTAAAATAAAATCTGCAGATCCTACTAGCGGGTTCCCATATGTATCTGTTATTACAGATGCTGTAGAAACACAGGAAGCAGAAGAGTTAAAAGCTAAAGGATTACCAGTTCCTAAAACAACATTGTTATTTAAAAAGTCTTTAAATCAAAATAGCAAAAGTGATTATGCATCATATGAAATAGTAGATAAATTAGGAAATGGGTTAAACTTAAAAGAATACCCTACAGATCCTAATGAAAAATCTATACTTGATAAAAACAATTTACGATATACTCAAACACAAGATGTATTTAGTAAACAAATTATTTCTCCTATAGGTACTACATTTTCTAAATTTGAATTAGCTCAAATTGCAAAGGGCGCAGTTAAAAATATAAGTGTTCCTGCAGGATCTTTCAAAAGCGGTAAAGTGTATGTGTTACCAGATAACACTAAGATACATTTAAAACTGGTTGATGAAATACAATACAAAGGTTTGGATAGTGCAGAAGAATTAGATAACTTTGCAAGGAATGAAGGGTATGACAGTTGGGATAAATTATTACCTAAAATAAAATCAGGTAAAAATAAAATACCATCTTCTTGGTTAGACAGCAGTAAAAATCAAAAGTTAAGTGTTTATGAAGTTGTTGGGGTTGATGCAAAAGAAAACATTAATGCTGAAGAGGATTACAAAAAAGTTGTAAACATACAACATGTAAGACCTGAGATCTATGAAGGTGAAGATGGGGCTGCTATTGTAGAAGAACAACTAAGAAAAGATATACAACAACAAATTAAAAATGGTAAGAGAAGCTTTCAAACAAAACTTTTACCAGGTACAGGTGAAATGGCTGTAAATATATTGATGCAAGAACAAACACGACTTAATAATATAAATCAATCTTTATCAATTAAAGTAGGAGTACCAGGTAGTAAACTTTTAAACGATTTGACTAGTGAAGAAAAGATGAGGTTAGGAATACTAAGAAGACAGCTAAGAAAAAGAAGAAATGTTACAATAGTAGGAACTACTGCTATAAATCCTATAGCAAACACACTAAAAATAAATCCAAAAGAAATAGCAGAACGAATAGCAATTGAGAAAAAAACAACTTGTAAATAATGGCATGTAACGTAGTAAAAAATATAGATGGGAGTGTATCACAAGTATACGCAAACAATGGTAGTCCTTCTAACCTGTTTAATGATCTAGTTTCTAGACTGGGCAGCAAAGAAGAAGCGCATAAAGTATGGCTTGAGACTCAAACAAAAGCATTTAAAAATAAATTTGAAGATGTTTTAGATGAGAATGGGGAACCGTACATAGAAAGTGTCGAGTCTGTTATGGAGACTTTACCTAAACCTGAAGTAAATATTTATAATCAGCAAGAAACAGATCCCGTTATAGAAGATGCAAATAAAGAGTTAAATGAAAGAATGAAAGACTTTTTACTCGAATTTGGATTTACTACAAAGGTTGTAGACAGCCTTACAGATCGTGCAGGTAATAACATTTCAGGAGTTGCTAAATTAGATACGTTATTAAAAACTGTTCAAGTTGTAAGAGGTAAAGCAGATATAACTACATTACCTGAAGAAGCATCACATTTATTTGTCGAACTGTTAAAGGCTAAAGATAGTCCTTTATACCAATCTATGCTAAGAAGTATAGATAAGTACGACATGTTAAAGAAAGTAACTAATGAGTATTCTTCTAATCCTTTATATCAAAACGAGGACGGTTCTCCTAATCAGTCTAAACTAAGAGACGAAGCAATAGGAAAACTAATAGCAGCTGAAGTTGTTAACACACACTCTTCTGCAGAAAGTAAGCCAAACATATCTAGATTTGGTAGATGGTTTCAAAAAGTATTAAATGCAATTAAGAAATTTTTTGGAGGAGAGAATAATCCATTTTTAGCAGCTGCGGAAAATATGTTGCTAGAAAGTAAAACAACATATAAAGATGCCGTGGAAGAGATTGGGGACGTTGAAATGTTACAACAAGAAGAAACAAATGAAACAGAAACTCCACAAGAAAAGGTAACTAACAGTCTAAAAGAAGATCATAAAAACTTAGTTATAAAAGAATGGATACAAGAAGAGGATGGTAAACTGCCTAGACAATTAGAGGTTATAGAAGAGTTTTCTGAAGGTAAAAAACTGAAAAGATATAAATTTACTAAAAACGGAGTAGAATATATTATTAGTAATCGTGTTACAGATAAAAGTACTAGAGATTTTGTTAGACAAAAAGGTAAACAAAGAGCTTTAGAAATATCTAACCTAGAAAGAAGTCAACATTTAAGAAAAAATGGTATTAGAATACATAATGCTGCACAGCAGTTAATGAATTTTTATGGAGGTAAAAGTGATTTAATAGATGTTATAGATGTAGATGGTGTAGGAACAAAAACTTTAGAACAAATTCGAGCTGAAGCTAATATGACTAGAAGACACTTTGAGATATTTAAAACAGGTGTAAGAAATCATATTAAACAAATAGAGATCCAACAAAAAAAGATTGGTGAAGGAAAAGCTAATTTACTTACTGAGTTAAGAATTGTAAATCCTCACAGTAAAATGGCGGGGCTGACAGGCGTAGCAGGAACTATAGATGCTGCTGTTGTATATTCAGACGCTAGTATGGATCTACTTGATTGGAAAACAATATCTCCATCTAGTTATTATACAGATAAAGGAAAAATAGATAAAAATCCTTTTAGACAAAAAATGGATAGCTATAACACACAGATTAGTACTTATATGAATATGTTACAAGAGGTTCATAAAGTTGAAAAGTTTAATAGAACAAGAATCATACCAATCCATGTAGAATTTGCAAAAACAGTTGCTAAAAACTTTACTAATAACCTTGTTAAGTTTGAAATGGCGCATACAAATCCAGAATTCTTAAGATCTATTGCTGTAGCTTTAGAAAAAACAGATTATGAAGAACTAGACGAGCTAGTAAACAAATTAGATAATCAAATTAAAAGATTAAAAACTCAACAAAGAAATATAAAAGCTAAAAGAACAGACTTTGCTAAGCTGCAAGCTCGTATAGAGATCCTAGAAGATGGTATGCAAGAACTTGTTGTAAAAGGAGACATAAAAAGTTTAATAGATAAAGTTGCACAAAGAATTAGTTTGGTTACATCTGGTGTAGGTATACAAGATGTAAATCATCCAGACTACCTAGATGAAAATGACTTAAAGTCTATATATGAAGATTTTGTATTGTTTAAAGGTATTACAGATAAAACAATAAAGTATTTTGATGATAAACTTAAAAACTCTAAAAATAAAGAAGAAGCAAGAAATTATCAAGACGCTTTTAATGCTGCTTCAACTATTGTAAATAATAATTTACAACGTGTTAGAGATGCATGGATGCAAAAAATTACTACAAAAGCACAACGTGATGATATAGATTTATCAGAAACTCCTAAAACTACAGGATGGTTAAGTAAGAATTTTACAACTATGGATGTATTCCCACATCCAGCATTTAGAGCTGCATATAAAAAAATCTATCAATCTTTTAATAAAACAAAAGCAGTTACAGATGGTATATATGAAGAAATACAAGATATTACATTTGGACCTAAAGATAAGAATGGTAAAAGAAATGGAGGGTTAAACAAGTGGGCTAAAGACAATGGGATGACTTTAACAGAAGCTTTTAGAGATGTACTAATAGAAGAAACTAAAAATGAAAAAGATGAAACTATTTTTAAAACTTTAGTTCCTATGTTTTCTAAAGATTTTAGAGATCAAATTAAAACAAAACAGGAAAAGGGAGATGAAGTTTGGATGAAAGAAAACTTTAAAATTAAAGAAGGCGCTAGAAAAAAATTCAATCAAATGAGAAAAAATATGATTGCGCGAGAAGAGTTTTTACATCCAGATCTAAGAGAATACAACGACAAAGGTAAATTAGTTGTTAAACCTTCTAAAAATATGGCTATAAGAAAAGCAAATATTAAAAGGTGGGATGAAAAATACAACGTTTTTGATCCTTTATATGGTAAAGCTTGGTTAAATCAATACTGGGGAATGTTTTTAGAACCTAAAAATCCTCAAGACAATTATTCTGAAAAATTTAAACGTATAGCAGCTAATAAACCTGTGTTAGATTATTACAATAAGTATAGAGAAACTATAGAAAATATGAGCAATCAAGCTAATATTAATATAGGACCAAACTTTATAGCTAATGTAAAAGACGACATGATGGAATCTTTATTAAATAATGGATTAGGATTTAAAGGAATGAATGAAATGGCTGATGCCCTGTCGAGAAGTTTTATGATTAAAGAAGAAACAGAAACAATGGGTGTGTTTAATTATAACAATGACGGCTCAATGATAAGTCAAATACCTTTACCATATTTAAATGATTTAACAAATAGTCATGGAGAGGTAGCTGCTGGAATGAAATCCACAGATCTATCTAAGTCTTTATATTTATTAGCAACAAGTCTTTATAATCATAAACACATGGGAGAAATAGAATCTTATGTTATGGGGCTAAAAGAGATGGTTATAGAAAGAGGAGAAGCTGTAACTAAAAAAGGACAATTACAATATCAAGGATCAGAAATTAGAAAACAAGACGCGTCTCCAGAATTATTAGCAACCTATGATAAGTTTATAAATTTTTATTTGTACGGACAAAAAATACAAGATGAAGATAGTACAATGTTGGGTATAAGTAAAATAAAAACAATTAAAACTTTACAATCTATATACTCTGCAAAAGTATTAGGATTTGCAGTTATTCCAGGTATAGCAGCTAGAATTACAGGGGGTTTTAACGCTTTTTATAACGGTATAGATGGTGTACATTATAATAATAAACAATTAAATATAGCAAGAAAAGCTTTTATACAGCTGGGAACAGATCAAAATAAAGCGTGGCATGCATTAGTTCAGTATATAGACCCTTTTCAATCAGGATTAACTTGGCAAAAAGCTAGAGATTTGTCTGCAAAAGCTTCTAATAAATGGTTAGACTTAAATAACTGGTATGCTCCATTAAGAAATCCAGATGAAAATATAGATGGTATGATAACAGTAGCTATGGCACAAAACCATGGTATTGATAAAGAGGGTGTTTTACAAAGACTTGTCGATCTTCCTGCAGGAACAAAGTCGTTATGGGAAAGTTTTTCAAAAAATCATAAAGAAGGTAATTTAATAATTGAAGGATTAACTCAATCGTCTTATGAAGATTTTAGATTAAGGGTAAAAGCAATGGCTAGAAAGATAAAAGGGGAAATGAGTGACGAAAACATAACAGCATTTAGTACATCTTTAACAGGACAAATAATGATGCAGTTTAAAAGTTGGATGCCAGGAGTAGTTGAGTCTAGATTTGGGGATAGAAAATATAATGATGTATTAAAAGTATTAGAAGAAGGTAGATATTGGGGATTCTTAAAAGGATTAGGAACAGGATCGCATGGAAAAACTTTATTAAGAGAAGAATTAGGATTTAAAACAATTTTACAGGGCTCTTTACAAAAAGGATTAGATGCTATAACTCAATTAGCATTTTTAAATAAATTTATTACGGATCCAGCAGAAAAAGCAAAATTAGAAAAAGAAGGGAAGTGGACACCTGCTATGGAAAAGAAATTTAAAAGTAGAACAAAAGCAGCTGAAACAGAATTTGAAAGGTGGAAAAGAAATCAAACAGATAAACGGTTACAAAATATACCATTTAAAGAGTTTTTAAGAATGAGGCAACGATCTGTTAAAAGAACGTTAGCGGAAATAAGAGCGTTATTGGGAATGTATATAGCAGCGATGGCTATGGGAATGGGAGTAGGTCCAGATGATGAGAAGTTTAAAAATAAAACATGGTTAAGTAGAAAGATGTACATGTTATTAGCAAGAACTCAAATGGAATTAGGTTTTACATTAAATCCTGTAGAGTTTGCTACATTTACTAGAGGCCTTATACCGTTAACAGGATTGTTTACAGATAGTATAAAAGTTGTAAATAATGGATGGACAGAGTCGTTAGAAATGTTAAGTATAATACCAGAAAACAAAAGAGATAAGACTCCTATGTTTTATCATACTTTAAAGTTTGTACCAGGATGGTCGCAATTAAGAAGAGTTCTTGAGGTTTACGATCAAGATAAGAATAATCCATACGTAACAAGAATATAAAAGGGCCTCCCTTGAAATTGAAAGGCCCTCCTAAATTAAACTTGAAGAGTGGAATTAGCGAAAGAGGTTTTAGACTCATTCTTTATTTCTAATTCTCTTTCTTCAATAGCCATAAGTAACAGTAGCAAATAACCTATTAAGTCTTTGACTGTATCTTCAGTTGCATCGTAAATCCCTTTATTTTTAATGCGCATCAATTTATCATCTATCCTTGCAGATAGAGAGTCGATGGCATTAGCTTGGCTAAAGATATTAGCTGGTTCTAATGCACTGTTACCATATGACTTGTTTTTGAATTTTAGTAAGTCAGTAATTTTTTTTACTTGTTTGTCTAGTTTATCATCAAATTTCATTATAAATAGTTTTTAGGATTAAATAATTCTTTTTTTGGATTTATAATACTATACAATTCTGCTTCATCGCTTAGTATACATCCTAACATAGTTTCCAGTCTGTGTTTTCGTTTTTCACTTTTAAATAAGATTTGTCCTATTTGACTATCTATATTCATTCCATGAAATTTAAGTAATTGTGTTTTATATTTTGTGCTTAACTCTGAGTATTTTCCGTTTATAAATTTCTTGTAGTTTTGTTTTTGTCCTGACGGAACATCAAATAAATACAATACGTATTCATCGTGGTCCTCCATATCTATATAACTTCTAAATTGTTTTACAGCGGCTTCAAACTTTAAAAATAAAGGATCTTTGCTCCATCTATACAATAAAGCAATACATCCTTTTTGTTGAACAGTCCCTATAAAAACGTTAACCAGGTGTGTATTGTAAAAATACAAATTCCTTTCTCCGCTTAACATTGGTAATATAAATATGTTTGATTTGTTAGGCTTTGCTACATGCAAATCATAAATCAAAACATTACCCTTATAAAGTTTATCTATAAAATTAACTTTATACTTTCTATTTTTAATAGAAATAGTCTTTCCTGTGGAAATCACTACGTCAGTAGGCATTTCTAGAGAGACTATTTCCGCATCAAAAACATGAGGGTTAATAGTTTTTGTACCACCTGTAAGTCGTACAGTCCTCGCATTAAGAGGATTAAATAAAACAGTTTCACATTTAACCATAATTAATATTTAAATGTTTAATATCATGAACTTGAAGAGATCCTGATAAGTCTAGTCCTATTGCATTTTCTACTTGTTCATATGTTTTTAATATATGTACAAGCTTAAATGTCTCAGCAAACTTACAAACTCCTTCGTAATATCCAAATTTTTCAACATACTTTTCTATTACTATTTTTTCAAATCCTTTTGTTACCTTCTTTAATAAATTATCTGCAGTTTTAGGTCCCACTTTAGGAATTCCTTCTATCCCGTCTGTAGCATCACCCATTAATGTTTGTTTCCAAAGAAATTTATTAGCTTCTAGTTTTGAAGTCTTTATAAATTCATTAGTTCTAAAATTAAAATGTTTACCTGCTACTTGATAAAGAACGTCCTTATCTGGGCTACAAACAATGGTTCCACTAGGTTTAGCATGCACTGCAACAAGATCGTCTGCTTCTAAGCCTCTAACGGCCTCCATTTTCCACTCCTGTTGTAGATACTCCCGTAAAGCATAAAAAATAATAGGTTTAGAACCTCCTTTTCTATTATGTTTATAGGCTTTAGTTTTTGCAACTTCATATCTAAAACATCTTGATAAAGTTAAAAATCCTGCGTACTTGCTAGTCCCGCACATTGCTAGCATGTGAAGCAATCTATTATTTATACCTTGGATAGCCTCTTCTAGTGTTGGCTTACCCATTTCGTAATATAATAAACTGTCTGCATCTATTAGTGCAACTGGACCATCGTCTGGAATTTGCAATATATCTAGTTCTTCCATATCTTTAAATTTAATAATAAAGTATATACTTACACTGCGGAAAAGACCTTAATTTTTAAACAGTCTAAGTATATACTCTATTATATTAATATTTAAAGGTTAGTTAACTCACCAACCTCTTTACCACTCTCTATAGTAGAAGCGTCGTATTCTTCTACAATCTTAGCGCGCATTTCTGCCCACTGCTCATCAGTTTTAGCTGCATAAGTAGAACTATGATATATAGAACCATTTACACCTGCTAAAGAAGAGTGTACAAAATATTGAAGACATCTAGCTGCACCTGTTTCGTCATCAGGTACTGCACCAATATGCATTGGATCTACAAAAATGTTATGTATCTCACCACCTATACAGTTAATGTATTCTAGACCACCAAAATGAAGACCTTTAACACATGATATACGATCATTAGTGTTAACATAGCTCCAATCAGGTAATCTATGAGTACAACCAACTTTTATAAAGTGTTGTGGGTTAGCATAACCATTACTACCTTCACAGTAAAAAGCATCACCGCTTGAGCCCATAATAGCAGGCTGAAACAATCTGTCTTCTACATGTTCTGGTAATCCTTCTGACTCAATTTCACCAGTGTCAACGTTAAATGTTCTTTTGTACCTTGGTACTTCTTGAACTTCACCGTCTTCATCTTGTTTAAATTTAGTTAGAATCTCAGTAGATACTTTGTAACCATTTAGTAAACCTTCTTTGGTTATTTTCATTTGATACATAGTAGCTCTTCTTTCTGCAACTTCTTCACTTAAACCGTGCTCTTCCATTAGCTCTTTCTTAAGAACCGGGTGAACATATTTAAGATTAATGTAACTAAAGAATCTTTCACAAAATTCTTTGCCCCATCCTTTCTTCATTTTAGTACGAAGAACAGGGTTTCTTAACCATCTAGTCCACATTTTAACTAGTGGCATAAAATCTAATCCTTTGTCCATAGACTCATAGATTCTTTCTACCAATGCTTCAGGCATAGGTATAGACGATACTACATTGTTGTGTTGTAAGAAGAATTCACCTGTACTTTTATTTACATGAATAAATTCACACTTATCTTGAACAGTTTTAGTATAATCTTGAACTGTAAGAGGTTCAAACTGCTTTAACACAGCTTTGTAGTCCTCCATTGTGACTGCGGTATTAGCTTTTTCTGCTAATTCCAACATTTTTGTATAGACTTCTTTGTTAAAGTCTATACAAAATGTCTTGTCACCATAAGATCCTGAGATCTTGTCATCGATAACATTTATTGAAATCATAATTAATTATTTTTGTTTAAAGTTAATAAATTGATGGGTGGTTTCCAACCCAATCTTTGTTTAAATTTGAGATACTCGTTAAGCTGTTTAGAGTATTCATTACCTGTATCATTATTTTCTATTTTATTCTGTATATCGTCAATAGAATTTAAAAATAAAGCAATAGGTTCTAAATACAATAGCAAATCCTCAAAAGCTATAATTACATCTTTGTCTACAACATTGTTACATGTTACGTCTGTAAATACAAAAAGTTCTCTAGCTTTAGTTTTAACAGCATTTGGATCATCTTGATTAAGAGAGTCAAGAAATGCATTAAATTCTATCATTTTCTTAAACATCTTCATCTGAGGTTTCTCCAAGTAGTTTTTTATTGAGTGAAATCCTGTTGTAGATGAAATATACTCTTGAATTTCTTCATAGTTTTCATACATCTCTTTGTTAATAGCTTTCATATTACCCATAAACTTGTCATTTTCAAGTCTCATGCAATAACCTGTATACCATTTAACAATAGCAGGATCTACACTAAAATGATTAGTATCAGTAGCCGTGTAAAAGAACTCATCAATATGCCTACAATTAGGATTAGTTGCCATGTGTTTAGCTACTTTAGAGTTAACTCTAATAAGCTGTGGTCTATCCCATTCTAAGTTTGGTTTATCCAAATAGCCTTCTTGAGGCTCATCACCAGAGTAACTTCTAGTAGGAGGATATTCCCAAAAATAAACAGGTCTACCATCTTGCTCATCATATTGATTACGCCTGTTTGGCCATACTTCATTGTGCGTAGGATTCTGACGCTTAAGAATATTAGCTGCTAATATTAAAGCATCTTCATCTTCTTTAGTGCCATAATATGTAACAGTTTCTGTATTCATAAGATCAGACGTTCTAGGCTCTACCTTATCCCATATATAGCCTGTTGGGCTAGCAGTAGAAGAGTTTTTGTATTTAATACATTCACGTAAAGTATATGCTACCATACGTTCTTGTATCTTACGTCGCTCTTCTGGACTCATATAAGACATTGCCGCAACTTCTTCTCTTTGCTTAGCTGTTTTCTTATATTCAGCCAACCACTCTTCGTCTACCTCAATATCTTCATAATATGAAATAGCTTCTGAATTTCTAAGTTCCGCCATAGCATCTTGAACACGTTTTTTATCTTTTTGATAAAACTTCATTTGCCTTGCACGTTCATTGTCATCGGCAATGTTACCTATAGCAGCAATACGTTCAGTATCTGTACCATCTGTTTCAGTAACAACATACAAAGTATCACCAGTTGACAATTGTTTTAGTACATAAGAATCAGCATGCCAATGAAATTGAGTTTCTAATCCTTTGATATAGATTTTATTACTGTTATAACCAAACTGTTCCCAAGACTCAAGATCTTGTCTTTTAACAGTTTCTTTCTTGGTATTCCAATCTCTTTCTATAGTAATCTTCTTAATGTTGGTTTTTTTACCAAACACTTTTTGAAGAGTACCAAACTTGATATCTTTATTACCAGGAAAGTATGGAGACAACATATCTTTGTCAATAATATTAGCCATTTTACTAAGAACTAAATCTTTTGTGTCGTCCGTATCAAACTTACTATGATGCATTACATTTTTACATTTGTAAATCCATTTAACAAAATCACTTTCATCAAGCTTATCTTGAACCAATTCAGTAGCCTCAAAAGCAGCTTGCTTAATTAAATTTTGTACATAGTCTTTAGTAGACTCGTTCCATATAACTTTCTCACGAGACGGAGTAACGTCCACACCTTCTTGAAGAACAATTTCTTCACCAGTGTCTGGATCTCTCATTACTTGTCTCATAGGACATTTAAATGCAACAGCACCATAAAGGCCCTCCATTTCTAGTTCTCTAAAGTTAATATGACCATAATTAATACCTGTAGAAGCATTTTCATCTTTTACAATCATAATATGCGGTCTACTAAATACATAACTATCAGAAATAATAAGATTCTTAGAATTATGTAATACTTCAGCATGAAAATTTACGTTTTCTATATCACCCTCTTGGTCCTCTATTTCAAACACAACATTGTCTATATATAGTAACTGTTCTTCTACAGCATCTCTAAATCTAGATCTATTATGTCTTTTTACACCAAAACTTATTGTAGTAAAGTTTGCACTATCCGTTGGTTCATAATAAACTTTAGTTCCATCTGAAAATGTTACAAATGGATTTTCTTTACCAGTTGTTAAATTAAACTTAGGTATAATAAAATCTGTTTTATAATTGTAACAATTACATTTAAACCTTTTACCATTATGTGCAGTTTCTATAGTATAGAAATCAACGCCTGTTGAGAGTGCGACTTTTGCACCCAAACCAAATGCGCCAAAGTTCTCACTAGTATTTCTTTTCGTAGAATAACCTAGTTCTAGAACCCCTTCTAACCTTCTATCTCCTATACCCACACCAAAATCTGTAACACTAAACTTATCACAAAAACCTGTACCTTCATTTTCTTTGTATTTAAGGTGAACTGTTTTTGATCCTGTATTTAAATGTGACAAATTATAATATGAAAGATCAAAGTTACTATCTGTGTAAGCTTCTCCTTCTCGCTGAATATAGTAGTCTTCTGCTTTCTTTGTACCTCTTAGTATCTCTATGGCCATTTCCTTCTCACGTTGAGAGTCACATGCATTTGTAGTTAACTCTCTAACTGTTGATGGAATTGGCTGGGAGTACTGAGACGCTTGAAGAATGTCAAAGACTAGCTTTTCAGCACCTTTGTTGATTTTCTTCTTGACACCCTCTTGTCCACTTTGGATGTCTCGATCAATTGTTTTAATACTCATCTTATAAATTCTTTTAATTTGTTATAATACTCTTTTTGAATTTTAGTTAACATCCATTCTTGTGCAGGATGTATCCTATCTTTATACATATATCCGTAGATATACGAGACTGCAGGAAGTTTTTCCTCTAGCCTTTTTTGATACCAGCAATCTTTATCAGAGTTTGTAACCATAGGGCCAGGCATATCATAATAATATAATATAGCCCCATTAGTTTTTAACCTACGATCTCTAAACAGTCCTGTATAATGAGAACCTGATCCGTAAGACACTCTAATTAAATCGCCTGGCTGTAACTCATCAACCCATTTATGGATTGGAGTTACATTCTCCATTTGATTCATGTCATAAATTTTTAATTATTTCTATTGTTTCTAGTACCTGTTTTTGATTTTTAGGTACAAATAAGACACAGTTAGGATTGTTATCGTGTAAATATTTTTTAAACATTTTCCATTTCATAGGGAATCTGTCATTAGCAAAACCTTTGCATTCAATTATCCATTTGCGTTTATGGTTAATAGCTGGAGATAAAAAGTCTGGCAAATATGTAATTGCTCTAACTTTCTCTGCTCCTCTATTTCTATAACCTGTTGTTGATTGTTCATAAGAATCAGAAGTAAAATAAAAACCCTCATGCAAAACAAACTTTTCACTTTCGTATTCGTGTTTAATTTTGTTTTCTTTTAGTTTTTTATAAGTAAATGCTTCTAATTTAGATCTAAATTTTATACCATCTATTTCAGTAGGTTTAGATCTTATCTTTGCTTTTCCTTTTCTTCTTTTAAATCTCATATATAAATTGTTTTGCTTTATCAAACCCGTGTAAAGCAACAGCATCAGATACATCTTTAGCACCCCAATCATTTGGAATGTAAAGATTATCTAAATTATACTCACTGCATATTTTAGCAGCCATAGACTGTCCAGGAGTATCATTGTCGTAAAAAATAACTATTTTTTTGAATCTTTCTTGCAGCAATTGCATTTGCAACTTGCTGGGGAGTTGCATTTCTGACTGCAGAGCAATCCCACGCAATCGCATTGCGTGCAAACACATAACATCTTTGAGGGAAGATGTAATATATAAGACATTACCTTTATCAGGAAGTTGATCATAGCCTTGAACGATGTTTTTATTAGTGTTACTAAACCATTTATTGTTTGTTTCATAAGGAGCGTAAATTTTAAATTTATTGTTAAACCTAAAAGCATAAGTAGGAGTTTTAGCTTTGAATCTATTTTCATTTATCCAATAGTATGAGATAGGCTTAACTGCAAAGATAGTTAAAATTTTCTTACTTATACCAAAAGGTTTCCAAAATCGTGCATCTGAAAAATTCCAATTTCTACTCTTTATTTTAATAATAGTGACTTTCTTGTCAACATGTTGATTACCATAAAGTGTAGGAACCTTGGACCGCACTACTCCATTTGAACTTACTAGTTTTAAATTAAAATCATTGCTAATTTGAATTAAAGCTTCAGTAAATGTTACTCCATATTTAAACTGAACATATCCAAAACAATTAAATGTATGCTCAGGATGTCCAAAATCTTTGTATAATAGATTACCGTTATAATTAACTACAGATGCTGAAGGTTTTCTATCCTCTCTCAACTCGCTGCAAAATTTCTTATTAAGTTCTATAAATACAGAACAGTAGTATTTAAATATGTCAAACTCTGTTATTTTTTCTAATATTGTGTCTGTGTGTAATATATCATTACTTGGTCTTGATGTTATCATATCAATGTGTGTTAAAAATAAAACTATACAAGTGAGGAACGTAATAAGTTCACAAAGTATAACCGGAGAGTTAATATAATATTACAACCTCACCTGTATAGTTATTTAAAGATTATACCCAATCTTTGTCTTCATCACCAGAAGAGAATGGAAGATCTTCTGCACCACTAGGGTCAGGAGATACAACAGCTAACTCAGGTTTAAACTCACCCCATTTAAGGTCAGTAGCAAACTCTGCGTTAAATGATCCGTACTCATCGTTTAATGATTTAACAAATAAATCATCTCTTTGTGGTTTAATTCTGCCAAATATCTTAGTATAAACTTGTTGATATTTACCATCTTTTACCCCTACTAATAATCGAACCTGGTTTCCTGCTAGTATTTTTACTAGTTCTTTTAACTCTGTTACATTCCCTTGCACTATTTTATCAATAGTTTCAAAGTATACGTCTCCACCTGGTGCTACATTAGCCCATGCTTTAACAAAATTAATTAAAGTTTCCTCACCAGTAAAAGCTTTTCTTGATGTCTCAGGTTTTTGCCACCAGTCATAAGAAGGATTACCTTCTGACCATGTAGATTGACCTACAGAGTTTAACCATTGAAATTTACCAGTTTTACTAGTTCTTGTTTTATTTTGCATTAAGACCTCCATTCTAGTAGTTAGATCTTCGTTCTTAACCCAAAATACAACTTTGAAATAGTCTTCACCATTTAGTTCTAAGAAATAATTTGGTTCTTGTTTTACTTTAATGTCCATAGCGTGTAGTTCCTGCATTGTAGGATTTACTGCTACTACATTAAAATTTGAAAGTCCTGAATAACTTTTAATGCTACCCATGACCTCTTGATCTGAATTGTTGCTTGTTATAGCCATTTTATAAATTTTTAATATTAATATTTGTGTTCATTAGCCCAATCGTCTGCACGAGATTCTAATGTCTCATTGTGCTTATCTTCTTCTTTGTAAAAGACTTCTTCTTCTGTTTTAGCATCATTAATAGCTTCTAAATTTTCTGCATCTTCTTCAGCTATTTGATCTACTAAGTTAGTTTGTCCAGGTAATACATCAGTATTAACTGTGTCGTCTACAAAACTAAAAGATAATTTTTTAACTCGTTTAGCTTTCTTACCTTTTAGTACAGGGTGATCAAACATTTGTTTAACTTCCCATGCTTCTAAACTGTATTTAGCTTTAATACCTGTTCTGTCAATACCATTTTCTAGATCTGTTATGATCATTGATGTAGTAATAACTTCAGGAGTTGTGCTTTGCACCTGTTCAGTAGTTCCCGTTGTTGGGTTTATTCTCGTTTCTACCATTTTAAATGTGTTTTAAATTAATCAATAAATATTTTACTCCAATCAAGTTCCATTTCTTGGCCCTTGAGATGATCACACCGCGATCCTGCAGTTATATCATCCATAGAATTAAATGATACCATAGTAGTATCACCTTCTCTATAAATATAACCAATAGCATCAGCGTTAGCGCATGTTATTTGTTTAATCTTCCCTGTTAAGTCAAGATCTTTAGAAGAAACTTCTTTTCCTTTCTTATCTAACATCTTATCTTTGAGATGACCAACTAATATCACGTGATCTGCTAATTTGTTTAACCTTTCTATCCATCTTTTGAATGCTATTCTTAAGTATAGATAGCCAGCACCATTAGGAAGAGATAAAACTGAAATGCCTTTCTGATCTTTATCAAAGTTTTTACCCATAGGGGTAAGTTGATAGATTTTCTTGCCTTCTATTTCACACCATTCCTCAAGTTTTGTAACTGTATCTATAGCTACATACCTGTATGGTTTTTTGTTTTGCATTATTTTCTTACCAATTTCAGCAAGATCTCCTAGATTATTAGCTTTTAATTTTAAAGCTTCTATCATATCTGATCCTTCTTCTAAATCAATAATTAAACAATCTTCCAACTTGCTTAATGCAGTTGTTTTGCCTATTTTAGGCGGGCCATAAATGACCATGTTCTTAGGTGACTTACGTAAAGCACCAACCTTGTTTTTAGGTAATTCCATATATATATTATTTTTTGCGTTCTTTAATTGTAAATGTTGACATATCTGCTTCATAAGGTATCATACCAAGTAAACCATCACGGTTCTTTTCTATATGACATGCTAATAACCCTTGTGGTTCCTCATTACAGTATGTTTTTGTTATACCATAAATATCAAATGGCCTATTTAATATCATTACAACATGGGCATCTTGACCAATGCTGTCACCACCAAATAGATCTGTCAAGAGTGGCTGGTATTGATTTTTAGCTCTATGCTCTTGTTCTATATTTCTGTTTAGTTGTGATAATAATATGTTAATAACCTCCATTTTAGACTGCATCCACATGCAACCTTTAGATATTTCATTTAGTTTTTGTAGTTCTGAATGTTCATTTTGGCCTTTTATTAATCTAGAGTGGTCAAATACATTAACTACTCGTGCATTAGGAGACTTCATAAACACCTGTTCATTTGTTGCTTTAATAAAATCCATAGTTCTAGGAATATTATTAAAGAAAACAGGATACTTATTAAATTTCTGCACAGAGTCAGCATAATCTTTAAACTCTTCGTCTTTTAATCTTGCTTCTACAGACAAAAGATCGCCTAATTGCTTGTTCACACTTTTAGACGCACTACGCATAACTTGTTGATAACCTGGCATCTCAAAACTCCAATACAACACTACCATATCTTTGTTTGTATTTGCATCTAATAAATCAAATACTAATTGATTACTAAATGCAGATTTACCAACACCAGGACGACCTGCAATAACATACATTTTTCCACCCTGTAAACCACCTAATAAATTCTTATTAAGTCTTGGCCACTTGGTAGGATATACATTACGCTTACCATTCATAGCATTTTTTACAATGCTTAGTGATTGATTAACTGCCTTATCTATTCTTTGAAAACCTCTGCCTTTGAATAATTCAGAGCTGTCTTGTGATTCTTCTGTCATCGTTAATGTCTTTTATGTTCATATCTTCATACTTTTCCCACGTATGATTATTTATCCAAGTTTCAAAATTTTGTAAGTAACCTAAGTTGTCACCTTCGTGAGAAAGCTGCATCTTTAAGCAATGCATAACATGACTATGCAAATGCGGTTTATTACTTACAATCTTTTTATATTTATTTCTAGCTTTTTTATTGCTAGCTGCCTTTGGATCCTTTGCGTGTAGAACCCTTACACCACGTGTAGGGGATTCTACTTTAAAAGGGTATGCAGAACATAATTCTGCAAACATAGCATCTGTATCACTAACGAATAGATCTCTAAATTTTTGTTGTATAACGTGTTTAGTAACGTCTTCACCGTAAACAATCCACCCATCAGTTTCTAATCTGGGTGACACACGCAATTTACCAGCATACGAATATGCTTTTCTGTAAATACTATAAAGATATATATAATCGTCAGGACGTAAGCCTATATCCTGAAGTAAAGATAAGTCAATTTCTATTTTCATCCTAATTTATTTCATTTATTTTGTCAATCCAATTGACATTAGTTAAACCTTTTACTGCTGATTTTAACCACTTTTCTTCTTGTGTATCTTTTATATAAAGAACAACAATTTTACCTACTTTTTCTTCTTGAAAACGTAGTAATCGTCCCACACGTTGGATCATAGTTAATGATTTACTTGTTAGTCCAGATATAATACCATAGTCTGCATCAGGCACATCAAAACCTTGATTAAGTGCTTTAGTTGAACACAATACATTAACTTTTTTATCCTTAAAAGACGTTAATGCGTTTTCTTTTTGCTTTTTTGTCTTTTTAGAATGATATGCTAATGCAAGAGGTTCTAACGCTTCACAGATTTGATCTGTAAAATCATTAGCACCTGAAAATGTTAATACTCTTTTCTTTAAGTTAGATAATACTATCTTTTGTATTGCAGTAATTTTATTAATCGCAAAATCTACTATAGCTTTACGCTGTCTAATAGCTTTATAAAATAATACAGCCCATTGTTTTTCATGACCACCAGCATTACTGCTAGCAAGAATTCTTTTGGCTTCGTTAAAAGCATCAAATTGTCCCAACTTATATTTGTAGTGAACAAACATGTTATTTGCTTTTTTATAATCTTTAGCCTCTTCCTCTGTCAATGTAACAGGTAAACAATAAATTTTATAAGGAGATACTAATCCTAACCCTACACACTCATCCAATGTTAATTCATAGGCTACAGGAGCAAGAGTCATTAACTTTGCTTTGTATTCTAATTCTTCAGGTTGAGTTGCAGTCATACATAATAATCTATCACATGTATTGTTTTCAAAAAATTTAATGTGTTCTGTACTTAAACCTAAGTGTATCTCATCTGCTACTACAATATTATAAAATTGATTTTGTAGTTTATATGCAGACTGATAACAAACAATATCAACGCGATCTAGCACATCTGAATATTTCCATTTATTAAATTCATCTTCAAACTGTTCTTGCAATTGTATGGTTGGGACTAATACTATTCCTCTAGCTGCTTGATTCCTTCTTAAGGTTTCACCTACAGCTAGCACGCCTACACGGGACTTACCAAATCCAGTACCTGCAATTACAGATCCTTTAAATCCAGCTTTAGCCCATGCATTCAGTGCTTTTTTCTGTTCTCTATCTTTTATTTCTATGCAGTTACTCATTGTTTTAATTATCTTCATGGTATTCAGTTATTTCTTTTTCTAATTCATACATTTCATCGGGACAAAACTCATACAAAAAATCTGAGATATCTTTCTCAAACAAATACGCAGCTTCCACTTCTACACTACTCCCCACCCCTGGATAGTCTTGTGTAGAAGCTTCAGCTGGTATATAATTATATTCTATATTTAGTTCCCAATCATTTATTTTCTTTGTGTAATGTGATTTCATAACGCTTTCTTTAATTTACCTTCTAATATTTCTACTCTTAATAACAAATTATTAATTACATCATAAACATCTTCTTCCACATATTCATTTTTATCTACTATGCTTTTAACATAATCAAATTGTATTCTATAGTCTTTATCAAACTGATAAAAACTATCATGTTGTAGAAGACTATGTCTAACTGTAGCATGGTCTTTATCAAAATAACCAGCTATATGTAATGTAGGCATTTGTAGCCTTTCAGCTAACAATACATAGCACACACGCCTAGCATCTACTAGATTTCTAGTTCTAGTAACATTTCTTAATTCACCCTTTTTAGTTCCTAAAGCTTTGCACATTATTTCAATCATATGCATAGCTTCTTTATATCTAGGATGACCTTTACTTACTTCGTATTTCATAATTTAAATTATTTTGACCATGTTTTAGATATGTGTGTATCTGCTTTCAATAGTCCATTAGTTACTATAGTTCTTGCTGCTTGTTCCATTAATAGAGTCATTTGTTTTTTCCATGTTTTAGTGTAGCTGTTACTACAAATAGTATCTATCTGATCATGTACAGTCATTACCATTTTAACAGGTAGATTATTCTCTTTAATATGTTTGTGAATAATTACTAACGCTAATTTAGTCATGTCTGCACTTGCACCTTGAATAGGAGTATTTTTAGATGCACGTTCAATACTACCAACCTCCATTATAGAAGATCTATTGTTCCAAATTCGTGGATACCATGTACTAAACCATCTCTTTCTATTAAATGGGGGAAAAGTTTTAATGTAACCATATTGTTTACCAAAGTTACCAAGCTTTTCTAAAAACCCTTTAATAGAAGGAAATGCTTTAAAATATTCATCTATTAAATCTACAGCAGCTTGTTTACTAATTTGTAAAGTATCTGCTAATTTAAATGGACCCATACCATAAGCTAAACCAAAGTTAATTGCTTTAACATTATTTCTGAGAGTTTGGTGCTGAGGACATTCACACTTAACCTTACCCCCAAGGTAAGCACAATTGTCTTCAGCAGCCTTACTCCACTTTTCCTTATAAACTAGTTCAGCACATACACTGTGAAGATCTTGTCCATCTTCTAATGCTTGTATCCAAACAGGATCTTTAGAACCAAAAGCAATGACGTTTAACTCTTGACTAGTGTAGTCAGAGCTTACAAACGACCAGCCTTCAGGAGCTATGAAACAATTTCTAAAGTCATTGTTTGCAGGAATTTGTTGCATATTAGGATCACTAGAGCTTACACGCCCCGTATCCAGTATTTGATGAAAGTTAGTGTGAATCTTGCCATCACTCTTAAAGTATTTAAAGAATGGTTTACCATATGATGTACAGAGCTTCATATACTCTTTGTATCGTATGTACTTGCTAACTAAGCCATATTTTCTATGCTTATACAGTTCTTTACCATTAACATTTTCTAACTCAGGGATTAGCGCATTAAAGACTCTTAACACCTGTTTAGGTGAGTCCCAATTCACACCAACTTTTCTCAACTCTTCATGTCCAGTGAATAAATCTCCTTGAACATATTTTAATACAAACGGTTCTAATCTTGGATCTTGTAAGACTGCATTGTCTAAATCTTGATAATACTCTTTGGCTTTACCTTCATTCTCATTGTCAAGTTTTAACCATGCTTCTTGATCTAAATCTAATCCGTTGTATTCTATATCAGAGAAAGCTAGCACAGCCATGTTTTCAAGCTGAACTAACTCTTCTAATTTTTTATCTGCTATTTGTGGTAATTGTTTTAATCTAATGTCAATTAGATATTCTACGTCTTCAGCACCATACTGCATTTGTTTATCAGTATAAGGTTGTCCTTGTAATTTAACAAATTGATTTCTTGTGTCTTTGTCCAAGTCTTTATCAAAATAGTTTTTAACTAAGTCTTTTAACCCATATTTTGGTCCTCTTTTACCACAGTGTAGCACTCTTTCTGTTAAAAATGTATCATAAACATTAACTAGCTCTATATTAGCCCATTTTCTAATGAATTTATAATCAAATTTAGCATTATGTAATATTTTAATGATTTTCTTGCTTTCTAATATTTCTCGTAAAGGTTCAATAGATGCTACTCTTGTATCAAATATAAATTGATGAGTCTTATCACCTATTTGGAACATTATCATTTTCTTAGAAGTAAAGTCCATACCTTCTGTTTCTGTATCGACACCTAATACCTCTTTATCTTTTAGATAACTAACTGCAAAATCTGTAGTTGCATTAATACAACAACTAATGTCTGCTGATAAACCTTTATTTCCTATATAATAAATCATATGTTTTTGTGTTTTATAACAAAGTTAACTACGGCTCTCCCGTATTCTATATTGTATCTTTGTCCTGCAAATATAAATGTGTTTTGATCTTTATCAATTGCCTTTTTATAAGAAGGCATAAACTCAGAGTCAAATGATCCGTCTCGAACCATTTGCTCAATAGATTTCATATGTCCCATTACGCAGAGTTTAAACATTACTAGAAAAAATAAGGGGAAACTTTTGGTTCCCCCTTACTTACACACATTTGCTTGGTTTTTAATTAGATTGTATTAACAACAAATTATTTAAGATCTGTTATCTCTAATATCACACAAGCAAATATAAACAATTTATTTATAATACACAAGTATTATAAAGAATTTATTTATACTATAAATTCATCGGCTGTCTCTACAACTTTATCAGCTGTAACCCCCTGATTTACAGGTGTTTGTGTAGTCTGTGTATCAGACTCTAATAATGTATGAACTATTTTCTGCTCAGGTTTAGCAAGAACCATTTCTGTTCTTGAGAAGATGTAATCACCACTATGAGTAATATAATCACCATCTTTACCTGCACGTTTAGCAGCTTTTTCTACGTTATCTAGTTCCCACTCATTAGCTTCTTTAGATGTAACTTCTACAATTCTCATTTTAAATCTGTAGTCTGTTCCATTTAAAGCAACAAATGGGTTTAAGATATTAAGATCCATTTGCATACCTCTTTCACTGCTGTACCAATCTTGGTTTCCTTCAGAAAAATCTACTCCAAATGTTTTAGTTGCATCAACTGGTTCTGCAGTTGTCCATGATCTTCTAGCACCACTGCTAAATCTGCTATCACTAGCATTTAATAAAGATAAAGCATTAGCAGGTTTATCACTTGCAGATATTTTCTCTGCAAATTCTAATTGAATCTTGCCATTGTTTACTTGTCTTGCACCAATCAATAATGTTTGGCCTGGTTGTAGGGATTCTATTGATCCACTATTAAGATTATTTTCCATAATATTCTTATTTTTAATGTTATTTAATTAATTGTTTGAAATCATTTGTGTTTGTTATTAAATGTATATTGCCTGCATCTTTAGACATTTCTGAGAATGGTCTTGCTTGTTGACTCATTTCTTCAAAATATATCTCATTTTTGGCTAACCACGGTATGATCTCCCCGACCGTAGTTATTGCATTTGTACAATCCTCAATAAATAAAATTGCATCAAATGCACTATTAAATTGAATTGTATCTGTTTCACATAAATCTAGGACATTTGCTGTGTGATCTCCTAGTAAATCACATTCAAATTTTACTTTGTACATGTTGTTAAGGTTTTTAAATGTTAGTATTTATTCTAAATCTTCTTCGTAATAATAGTCACACCATTCATTACAACTTGTACAAATAGGTGTGTCTGAGTTTGTTGGTGCATCACAGCACTCACTAATAACGTCTAATTCCATGGTGTCATTATTTTATTATTCCAATATATCCATGACCTTTCTTTTCTACGATCATATTTCTTTAAATCACCAATTTGCCTTTCTATAGCAAATGTCGTGGCTGCTTTTCTCCCTTGCAACCACGCTATTATATAGTATTTTAATTTATTCATCATAACTTTTTATCTATTTGTGTTGTTATATACATGCCTATTGCTATCCCTACTAATAGACTGTAAATTGCTATTTCTATCATATTATTTCAAAACCATTACAATTTCGTAAAAAATTTATAAACTCTTTTAAATGATCTATATCAGTATGATGACTAGGATAAACTTCTATTTCTTCACCACTCTTAGTTTTAAATTCAATAGGTAATCTATCTATAACACCTGGATACAATATATCTAATGTATTTCTATCAGCTTCATCTAACTCTTTAAAATTATACCCATTCTCTCCTCTAACAGTCCACATACCCATATTAATACCAATTCTATCTATCTTATTATCATCCATACTTTCTACAAAATCCTCAAGAGCATCTGCAAGTTTGTAACACTCAGAGGTAATCTTAAGACCATGACCAGAGTTATGACCCCATCCTTCTGTGTTCATGTCAAGCTCATATTTTGAAATAGCAGCATCACACAATGCATGTATTACACGCCATGACCATATATTAGCTCTAAAGTAATAACCAGGATTATTATCATCCCACTCTTTATCTAACTCCCAATAATAATCTTGTGCTTTTTGTGATAAGTCTCTAAAATTATCAGGAAACCCTGGTTTGTCTCCTGTTATTGTTGGGTTTAACCCATATACATCCATTCCCATATCTATTTATTTTTAGGTTTATATTTTACATATCCATAATCTAACAGCTGTTGTTCTTCCCATTCTGTTAGTTCTTTTTGTTCTGCTTGATGTGCAACATGACATTCTATAATATCATTAACTGCTTCATCATATTCATACACAACAGTATCTACATCACATAGATGACCACATTTAATACAGTCAGCTACTGTTGTCTTTAGTTCCATTAATTGCCCACGATTTGAGCCACACTCTTTACACGGTTCTATTTTTACAATGTTCATAAGTTCTAAGTTTAAGTAAGTTAAATAAATATAAGGGTAGATCACCTTAACAATAGATCTACCCCTATAATGCTTCATACAATATTACATATATAATTACTAACAATATTGATATTATGAATAGACTCATTTGTTTAATGAATCTACTACTGTATTCAGCATAAACGCTCCCATTCCAAATGCAACTGATGCAAGTAAGAATATAGCAATGTACTTAAATGAAAGTATTATTGACCATATAAAGAAATATGCACCACCTAACATAAGGATTAACATAAGTGCAAAGACTACAAAGTATTTTGCAAGATTAAAAATTGTTTTTAATGTTTTCATAATTTAATTAGTGGTGAGACACGACCTATTAATTAAGTTTATAATAATGATTTATACAGTTTACTCTGTTAGATTTGAACAGTTTGTCATCATGTTCAGGATTACGCTGTTGCAGTATAAATACTACTATCTGTGAAAACAGGTACAGCCTTTCTATATTGTTATAAGTGTTATATTATATGATTAAGTAAATAAGTTAAGGACATGATACACGGTGAAATCATGCGTGTGATGGCTGGCAAGCACATACACACACAATAAAAGCCAATAGTATCAGATCCGCACACGATAAATAAAAAAGGGGACGTTAGTCCCCCTTGAAGGTTAGGCTTTCTCTACATTGTAGAGGACGCCGTCCTTCTGTTCTCCCCATTTGAGCTCTGTGAGTTCAATTGGTTTAGAAAACTTCTTCTTTAACTCTTCGGTAGTGCTTGCACTATCTAAGATTTTATAAGAAGCAAACCTTGTAGGTTTGAGATCTTGGTCGAACAGCTTAGCTGTGTCGCCAAGTACATTTACTTGTGTACCACCACCTAGTGGTTGGTCACATAGTGTTACAACGTTGTTTACATCGTTGTACTTAATAGCATATAATTTAGTTTTGTTTGACATAAATAAATAATTTAAGAGCCCGTAGGGCTGTTGTTAATACAACAACTTGATGGGGTGCGGTTCTTAATACCCCCACACTCTCACAGATTTTTTTAAAAAAATTTTTTTAATAATTTTTTTACATTCTATTAATATTTATCTAACATTAGATTAGTATATTGCAATATTATGAAAATAGATATTTCAAATTATTTATATATATTAATAATAATACTTGCATTTGTTGTAGGAATTGTTTAATATTGTACTGGAATCATAGATCACCCTAGAGGGCGAAAGTAGTTATAGGGTCAGAAGTTGGGTTTACGAACTAATTTATTAGTCACGGTTGTCCCCGATAATTCCAAAAATTGTTTTGATATAAAACTTAGGTAGGAGTAATACTATAGGCTGATAGAAATGTACCTACGAAGGCTAAAAACGGTAAGTAGAAATTCAAAATTAAACTAATCTCTAAGGGGAGAGGTATATCCAAAAATGAAAAACTTCATTTATAATTTGTTTTTATAATTATTTTTATTATATATTTGCAAAGAACTAATTTATAATAAAATGGCAAAGAAAACAACATTTCAACCTTATGGTCAGTGGTTATTACTCCCAAATCCAGCAAAGAAGGTAACAGAATCAGGAATTATTTTAGACTCAAAAACAGCAGGAGCTATAACTACGAATATATTAAAAGTAGTAGCTAAAGGTCCTGAATGTAAATTTTGTGAGGTAGGAGAAACTGTAATGGTAGATCCAACAGTAGAAGCTCGTGTCTTACATTTAGATGAGGGAGAGTTTATTATTGTCCCAGAATACAATATTTTAGGTAAACTATAAAATGACAGGGACTGTTACTATTAGCTTAAAAGATTATCACAAATTGGTAGAATCAAAAACTAATTTAGATACATTAAAGGATAACACTGCTTATAGTATAAAAGAATTACAAGTATTTTTATCTTTTATTTGTAGTAGAAAAGATATAAATACCCATATTGATGAATTTAATAGACAATCTAAAAGATCTAAAATTGTAATACAAAATGGGAAAGCGGTAATTCAAAAGAAGGATGAAAAAAACAGAATTTAGAATAACTAATTTTGAAGAGTTTATGTATACACTAAGAGATTTTAATGAAAGTTTACATGAATGGGGGAGTGAGAATATATCTAATACATGGGACTTAGAATGTTCTATAGGAAAAAATGAATATATAATATATTTAACAATAGATGAAAGTAAAGATAAAAGCAAATAGTATATATAAAAGATTGCAAATATGGAATGGGATATTTGATCTTACAAATAAAGAGTTAGAAGTTGTATCAGCTTTTATAAAAGTAAATATAACAGCTAAAAGAAAAAATTTATGTAGTAAGAAAAATAAAGATGATGTAGCTAAATTACTACAATTTGAAGACCCTAATGATTTAAATAATTATATTAAAAAATTAAAAGATAAAGGAGCTTTAACATTTAATAAAGGATCGTATGCAGTTAATAAAATGTTAAATCCTCAAATTAAAAAAATTGAAATCAATATTGTATAAAAATTATGTTATAATGGAATATCAATGTTATCCTTATGTAATTATAATTATGCAGGATAAACATGGTAAGTTATTAAAAATAGAAGTAGATCAATATGAGTAAAAAAGAAGAACCAAAGCCGCCTAGTATTTTTCAAATGGCAAAAACATTTGCAGGAGAACTAACAAAGTATATTAAAGAAGGTGCCCCAAATGTTTCTAATAAAGTATATATAGAAAGATTAGAGACTTGTAATACATGTCCACATTTAATTAAAAGTAGTATGAGATGTGGGTTGTGTGGTTGTTTATTAGAACATAAAGCTAAATGGAAAACAACAACTTGTCCTGATAAACCAGAAAGATGGAAACCTGTATTTATGGATAAAGCTGCGTTAGAATTAAAAAAGAATTTTGATGAGCAGGAAGAAAAAGAAAAAAGAAAACAAGAAATATTAGATAAAAAAAGAGCTATAAAAGCAGCTAAACTAGTTAATGAAAAAAGAGGCTTTGGTAATTTAAAAGCAAAAGATTTAACTTCTAATAATTTAAAAGTAACATATAAAAAAATAAATGATGCAGAAAACCCAGAAGATAATAATTCAAAAACTAGCAAATAAATATAATCTTCCATTGCAAACAATAGAAAATATTGTAATGCATCAATTTAAATTTGTATCTAATATAATAAATGAAGGTAAATTTAAAACTATTAGATTACCATACTTTGGTAAATTTCATGTAAATAAAAATCGATTAAAATACTTAACAAAAAATGGATCTACTAACGATAGATAATAATAATGTAATACCTTCTGCGTATGCATTGACAATTTTAGAATTTAAAAGTTTGTCAATTTTAGAATTATCGTATGTATATTTTATGTGCGATCATAATTCCCCATTTTGTGTTTATGATGAAGAAAAAAGAAAGGAAGAAGTAATAAAAAGTATTTTTAAAACAGAACATAAAATAAGCAGTAAAATAAATGCTGCTTGTGACAAGTATAAAGAATTAGCAGAAACCTCTGCTGTTAAGCTATTAAAATCTGCAAGATTATCTGTAACTAAATTAGAACAATATTTTAGAGATATAGATTTAACTTTAATGGATGATAATGGTAAACCTATTTTTACAGCTAAAGATCTAGTTGCTAACCTATCTAAGATGGGTGATGTAGTGTCTGGCTTATCTAAATTAGAAGAATTAGTTAAGAAAGAAGAACAAGCTGCAAATCAAAATAGAGGAGGCGTAATAACAAATAAATATAGTCAGTAATGAAAATAGATTGGATAAACTCTTGGAAAAGTCGTAAAAAAAGTAGTATCTTTGAATTCACAATAAGGTTAGGTTTTTTAACCGTCTTAGAAATTTATTTAAACTTTGATATTAAAGAACATAGAATTATGATTCTTAATTGCGGGTTTGAATTGTGGAAATAAAAAGAAAAAAATGTATACATATAACGCAACAGTTGTTAAAATAGTTGATGGTGATACTATAGACGCTGAAATAGATTTAGGATTTGACATTAAGATCAAAAAAAGAATTAGATTGTCTGGTATTAATGCACCAGAATCTAGAACAAGAAACTTAGCAGAAAAAAAGATGGGATTAGCTTCTAAAGCTAGACTAAAAGAAATGTTAGAAGGATCTGCTAATGAATTTGAATTAGAATCTCAAGACATAGGAAAATACGGCAGGGTTTTAGGAAAATTACACATTAGTAAACTTTCTGGAAGAGAAACTATAACTAAAGTTTGTGTGAATGATCAATTAATAGAGGAAGGCTATGCAGTGGAGTATGATGGAGGAAAACGATAGTCAGATGAAGTTCCTAGAAGATTTAGAGGATTACAATAAATCAATGGACAATGCTTTTTTAATTGTTACAAAAAGAAAAACATTAGATGATATTTATTTAGAGTTAGAAAATGATGATTATACAGAATTCTTTTTACCTTTTGATCCTATATCCAGTGATGGTAGGGATGGGGGTACATTAGAATTATTAATTAGTCATTTTGAAGAGTTAGAACAGTACGAAAAATGTGCAGAATTAAATAAACTAAAATCTAAATGCTTAAAAACACAGACAAACTTAGACCTGCAGCTTTAAGTTTTATTAAAAATGGGACTTATACTTTTGCTATTCCTGGCACTAAAGATTATTATGAGTTTTGGGACGAAGAAAGGCATAGGTGTTTGTATGGTTATAGCTACGGTAATTTATCTATTACAGGAAATCATTATTTTTATTTAAATTATTGTCCTATTGACAGATCTGTTGATGAGGAACTCCCAGATGGTACAATTATAGCAAGAAGAGAAAGAACATTTCCAGCATTCTACGATGGTGACTGGAAATATTTTAATTCTATAGATCGAGCAAGAAAAGAAAACAAACATATGATTGTTTTAAAAGCTAGACGTAAGGGATATTCTTACAAAGCTGCTGCTATGCTTGCTAGAAACTATTTTCATATAAGAAATAGTAAAAATTTTGTATTCGCCAGTCAAAAAGAATATTTAATTGGGGATGGATTATTATCAAAAGCTTGGGATATATTATCTTTTGTAGATAACAATACAGCATGGACACAACCTAGATTAAGAGATAGGGAAATGATTAAAGTGTCTGGATATAAGAAAAATGTAAACGGAGCGGACGTAGAGTTAGGAATGAAAAGCCAAATAATGGGCGTATCGCTGAAAGACGCTCCTGATAAAGTGAGGGGTAAAGCTGGAGAGCTTATATTCTTTGAAGAGGCAGGTAGTTTTCCAGGATTATTAAAAGCTTGGGAAGTTACTATGCCAACTATGCGTCAAGGATCTAAAACTTTAGGAACTATGGTAGCATTTGGGACAGGTGGTACAGAAGGTTCAGACTTTGCAGGAATGGAGGAGTTATTTTATAACCCAGAATCATATGATTGCTTAGCATTTGATAATGTTTGGGATGCTGGAGGTGGAGGTACACAATGTGGTTACTTTATTCCTATATATGAAAACTTAGAAGGGTTTATTGATAAAGATGGTAACAGTATAAAGCATGAAGCAGTTGAATTTGAAGAAGAAAATAGAAATAAGAAAAAAGGTACAAATGATCCAAAAGCTTATGATCAATATATAGCAGAGCACCCGTTAAATCCACGAGAAGCTACTTTACAAATATCATCTAACTTATTTGATATTGCATCTTTGCAAGAACAATACAATAATGTTAAAGTAAATAATCTACATGCTATGGGTAATAATGGATCTTTATATTATGCCTATAATGGGGAAATTAAATTTAAGTTAGATGGAGATGCAAGACCTATACTTAGATTTCCACATAGAAAAGAAGATAATTTAGAGGGATGTGTAACTATATACGAACCCCCATACAAAACAATAGATCAACAGGTTCCTGTAAACATGTATATTATTTGTCATGATCCTTATGCTCAATCTCAATCTGCAGATTCATCATCTTTAGGATCTGCATATGTTATAAAGCGTGTAAATAATATATCATCTCCAGATGATATGATAGTTGCTAGTTATGTAGCACGTCCACATTCACAAGACGAGTTTAATAAAAATTTATTTATGTTAGCAGATTATTATAATGCTAGAATAGGATTTGAGAATGATCGTGGTGAAGTAATTGCATATGCACGTAGACATAGAAAGCTACATAGACTACAAGAAGAGTTTGAGATGTTAGATAAAAAAGACTTAAGATCTAAAAAAGTAAAACGTCAGTATGGGATGCATATGACAGAAGCTAGAAAAAGACAAGGTGAAATATATATAAGAGATTGGTTAAATACCACTAGATCTACAAATGAAGATGGGACACAAGTATTAAACATGCATAAAATATATGATTTAGCATTATTACAAGAGCTAATTAAATTTAATCATAAAGGCAATTTTGACCGTGCTATGTCGTTAATGGTTGGGATGTACCACACCAGAGAAATGTATAATTCTGAGGTTAAAGAGATATTAGAAGACAATGCATCTGCAGAATGGTTTGATAACAATCGTTATTAGTGTTATATTATAAAGAAAACTAAAAAATGTTTATAGATATAGAAAAAGTGTTTAATTTTACTTATTTTTGTGGATAGGTTAATAGTATAGTATATGTATTTAGGTTCTAATAAGATTCCACAACAAAAATTATCTATAAAAAAGAAAGATAAAAAATGGAGAGAAGCATGCGTAGAGGCATACATAGATCTTTCCACAGCTGGTTATAGCGAAAGGCGTGACTGGCTAAAGAGCCTATATGACTATTACAACGGTGTAATTGATGATGCAGATTACAGATACGTGTTAAAACCCTACGGTAAAACTAGGGATAATTTCCCCTCTAAAATGCGTAACTATCCTATTATTAAGCCTATAATCGATCTGCTTTTAGGTGAAAAGTCTAAAAGACCCCTTAATTACACCGTTACCGTACAAAATGCTGATGCTGTTACTCAAAAAGAAAAAGCAAAGCAAGAATTAATTGTAAAAAATCTACAACAACAATTTGTCAATGTATTAAATGAGCAGGGAATTGAAACAGGATCTCCTAGCGAAGAAGTGCAAGCTCCAGCTGAAATTGCAGCTATGTTTGATAAAACATATGTAGATAACAGGGCTTTAAAAGGACAACAATCTTTAAATTTTATAATGCAAGACCAAGAAATTTATGATAAGTTTCAAAAAGCTTGGTTTCATTATTTAATATCTGGAGAAGTATATACTTGGAGAGGGGTTCGTAATAATGAACCATTTTATGATATATTAAATCCTTTAGATATAGATTATGATAAAGATCCAGATCTTGATTTTGTAGAAGATGGGGATTGGGCTTTAGTTAGAAAATATGTACATGCATCTACAATAATAGATTATTACAGAGATTATTTAAATGACGAAGAGATATTATCTTTAGAAGAACCTGAAAATGCAAGTATGGATTCATACTTAACAGTTAGTTCAAGAGCAGATGATAGAGAAATGTACAGAGAAAGATTAATTGAAGTTGTATCTGTATATTGGAAGAGTAGAAAAAGAATAGGATTTTTAAGTTACATTGATCCAGAAACTGGGACTTTAGAAGAAATGCAAGTTGATGAAACTTACAGAATGCCTAAAGAAATGAAAGATACAGGATCTAAAGTAGAGTATGAATGGGTAAATGAAGTTTGGGAAGGAACTAGAATTGATGGTAGATTGTATGTAAATATGCAACCTGTAGAAAATCAAAGAACATCAATGGATAACCCATCTAAATGTAAGCTCCCAATAAATGGTAGAAAGTATTCTGATCTTAATGCTAAAAATATTTCTTTAGTATCACTAGGTATTCCATATCAATTAAATTATAACATCTACAAATACAGACTAGAATTATCAATTGCAAAATCAAAAGATATTATTGCACAATTTGATATTAACATGATTCCAAAGAAATGGGACTTAGATAAGTTTATGTATTATGTAGAAGGTACAGGTATTGCGTGGGTAGATTACAATAAAGAAGGAATACAATTATCTCCACAACATCAATCTGTGCTTGATATGTCTATTAAAACTATTGCACAGTATATACAATTACTAGAATCTATAATGTTAGAATGGGAAAAAGTATCTGGTGTAAATAGACAAAGGCAAGGACAGGTAGGTGCGTATGAAGGTAAAGCAACTTCGCAACAAGCTATTGTACAATCATCACATATTACAGAAGATCTATTTAGAAAATTTGCTAGATTAGAACAAAGAGATATGCAAGCATTATTAGATTATTCTAAAGAAGCTTGGATTGCAGGTAAAAAAGGAATGTATGTAATGTCAGATGGTACTACAGAATTTTTTGATGTAGATGCTATGGATCATTTAGAAGCTGAGTATGGAATATTTGTTTCTGATTCTGGTAAAGATCAAGATAAATTAGATACACTTAAACAATTGTCACAATCAATGGTACAAAACGGGGTGCCAGCTTCTACTATTGCTGAAATGGTAGATGCAGATAGCTTTACAGAAATAAAACATAAAATTAGAGATGCAGAAAAAGCTCAACAACAATTAGCTCAAGCTCAGCAAGAATCACAGGCTCAACAAGCACAACAAGATGCACAATTAAAAGCTCAAGAGTTAGAAAATGAAAACATGAATAAAGAAGCAGATAGAAATGTTAAAATTCAAGTTGCAAAAATTGCAGCTGAATCTAGATTAATGTCTGACCAATTTAATTTAGATAAAGAAATGAGAAACGCATCTTTTAAAGAAAAAGATCTTTCTATTAAACAAAGAGCTAACGAAGAAAAAATAAGATCTAATACAGCAAAAGAACAATTAATTAAATCTGAGCAGGAAATGAAAATGGGTGGAGCAAGAGCAGATGGACAAAGAAAAGATAAAGATTTAAAATTAAAAGAAAAAGCATTAACTCAAAAAACTAAAAAAGATGCCTCTAACTAGTAAAGAAAAAATACAGCTTATGAAACAAGCTTACAGTGAAGGGTACAAAGGATCTTTTACAGAGTTATTTATAGCTAATGATCCAAACCCAGAACAAGATCCTAATTTAAGCATGCCAGAAATACAACCTGAAAATGCACCACAATCATCACCTGCAGCTGTAGAGATGGGGCCAGATGCAATGCCCCCAATGTTAAATAATCAAAATACAATAGAACAGGAAAATGCTGCTCCGTCACAACAATTAGTACAAAGTTATGGATCAGAGACAGCAGGAAACATGCCTACAGGAGAAAGAGTAGAAACAACATTAGAAAATCCTGGACAATATAAAGATGGTGGGTATAAGTTAGATAATAACTATGCTGATAACTATCTTAAAGACTATCTTAAAAAAGAAGGTGGGTATAAATGGGATTTAGAAAAGATGAAATCTTTTAATAAAAAATAAGTGTTATATATTAAAGAGGCACTCTAAATACATTTTTAATAATAAAAACCAATTAATAATAAGTATTTTTGTAATACTAAAAACAGACAACCAATGAGTACAGATGATAAAAAAATAAACATAGATGATATTTCTTTTGACGATATGTTAGGAGAAGGTATTGAAGACGCAGTTGAAACTGCAGAACCTATAGAAGTTGAACCTAAACTAGAAGAAGGTGAAGAAAAGAGTGATCAAATTTTGGCAGAAGCTAATCTTGATGATGACGCTGCTTCTAAACAAGAAGAAGAGGAACAAGAAGAAGAGGATGAAGAGGTTAAGAAACCAGTTTCTAAAAAGACAAAAAAGACAGAAGTTTCAAAAGAGACTGATGAAGTTGAGGCAGAAAGAGTAGAAGATGATACAATTGTAGGAGCAGTCTTAGCAAAACTTGGATATGACGTTGATGACAAATATGATGATACTACTGAAGGTTTAGTAGAATTAACAAAAGACATTGGTGTTCAAATGGCAGATGAAAATCTAGATAAATTATTTGAACAGTTTCCATTAGTTAAAGATCACATGGAATACGTAATGTCAGGAGGTAAAAGTCAAGATTTTATGGGTATGCATGATCCTAGATCGGATTACTCTAGAGTTAAGATGTCTCAAGATGACACACAAGTTCAAAAATATTTTTTAGCAGAATATTTTAAAACTAAAGGTCATGATAGTGAGTTTATTAATGAGTTGTTAGAAGATTATGAAGACAACGGTAAACTTTATAATAAAGCAGTTAATGCACAAAAAGCATTAGTTAGTTCTCAAGCTACTTATCGAAAAAATGCTGTTGAACAACAAAAGCAAGAGCAGATAAAAGCTAAAGAAGAACAAAAAAAGTTTTGGGATGGTGTTTATGAAACCATAGATACATCACAAAGTTTTAAAGGGCTTGCGGTCCCAGAAAGAGAAAAAAATAAATTTTTTGATTATCTTTCTAAACCTGTAACCAAAGAAGGTTACACGCAAAGAGATTTAGACCATACAGAATCTGATATGGATACTAAACTTGCAATTGACTATTTAATGTTTAAGGGTTTTAATCTAGAAAAGATGATAGACATAAAAGCTAGAACAAAAAGTACGCGTACTTTAAAAGATAAAATAGTAAGTAGCAAGGAACGTGTTAAAAGCAGTAAATCTGCCAAAAGAACACCAAAGTATTCAGATGTAGATATTGATGATTTAAATTTAGATTTGTTTTAACCTATTAACTTTTAAAAAAATAATAAATTATGGCAATGTCACAACAAGGTAAGAACATTAGCGTTGTAAAAACGTTTTATAATGATTCTCAAATGACTGATATGAACAGTCTAGCGAACGCCCTTATGTCAAAGCCTACTGAATTATCTCCGATTATCACACATTTGGCTGGTAAAGACGATAAAAGATTCCCACTATCATTCTTGACGGAAGGGGTTGGAAACGTTAAGTCAATGGATAGATTGGAATATGAATATCGTGTATCTACTCACAAGAGAAAGACACGACCAGTAGCAACGACAAATAGTGGTGCAAACTTAGGTCAAGCAGGAGGGACCTTCACATTAGAATTTCCTGACAAATGGTTTGTATTTCCTTACGTACTAGTAAACTCCGCAGGAGAATTAGCACGTATTATGAAAGAACCAGAAGCAGCAGCAGGAACAGGAAATTGGAAATATACATTACAATTAGTTAACCCATCTACAAGTGCAACATTATCTTCAGGATTTACTGCAGGTGATCTTTGGGCTCAATTGTATGCACCAGTAGGAGTTGATTTCTCAAGAGGAAACGCTTCAAACTGGGAAACTCCAGCTTTAGTTCGTAACAAAATTGGTACAGTAAGAAAATCTTATCACATGTCTGGTCACGCGCGAGATTATGTAGTTGAGTTTGGATTACCTACTAAAGGAGGAGCGACTACAAAATTATGGATGGATTATGAAGAATATCAACACATGCTTAACTTTAAAGAAGAGTGTGAGATGTTCTACTGGTACGGACAAAAAACATATAATTCTGACGGACACACTTTCATGAAAGATGAAAATGGTCAGCCAGTAATTGTTGGTCCAGGATTACTTGAACAAATCGTTAATAAAGATTCTTACTCTACAATGACAGAGACTAAAATCAAAAACATTATTGGTGATTTATTCTATGGTATGACTGATGCTAACAAAAAACAAGTAACGCTTTATACAGGTACTGGTGGTATGCGTGAATTTGATGAAGCTCTTAAAAATCACTTTACAACAGCTGCAGGCTCTTGGAAAGTTGGTGGAGAGAATAGGTTCATCACTGGTTCAGGTAGATCATTAGGACTTTCTGGGTACTTTACTTCTTACGAGCACGTAGACGGACATTCAGTAAATGTAGTTAAACTACCTTTATTTGATCATGGTCCTGTTGCTCAAGCAGCTGGTAAACACCCTGTAACTGGTTACTCACTTGAATCATACAGAATGGTATTTGTTGATCAGTCTAATTATGACGGTCAAGCAAACCTTCAAATGCTTTCTAAAAAAGGAAGAGAAATGATGAGATGGTGTGTTGCTGGTAGTGTAGTGCCTAGAGGTTTTGACGGAGGAAGTGCAAGAGCATCTGATGTAGATGGTGCTTCTGTTCACATGTTAAAAACAGCTGGTATCATTTTGAAAAGATTTGATACTTCTCTAGATATTACGTGTACAGCGTCCTAGAGTAACATAAGGATACTTATGTTATATTCACGTTGCATCGTGAAGTCTATATAAATTGGTTTTTAGTTAGGTTGTAGGGTTAATCCCCTGCAACCGCTAAAAGCTTTCACATGGAGGGATTATTCTTTCTCTCTATTAATAATAATTAAAAAAGAACTGAAATTATGGCAAGTAAAAAAATTTTTCTTAGGAGAAAAGATGTAGATTCTTTTCTACCTCAAGAACTGCGAGCTGAGGCAGTAATGAAACTTAGTAGTGTTTTTGTAAACAGACAACCTTTAAAAGGATTTGATTATGAAGATGAAAAAAAATATCTAAAAGGAATATTAGATGTTGATCCAGCTAATCATGAATGGCCAAAGTTTGCAAAAACATTTTGGGCAGATTTGACAATACCAGTTGGATTTGAAGGAGTTGAACTCGAAATTGGTAAAGATGAATCAGGAAATCCAATACAAATAATGGATTTTATAAAATATAATTTTGCACTTAGACATCCACACACCGCTTTAAGTAAAGAGGAAATGGACAAAGATTACAAAAAAAGATTTTATATTCAAGACACATCTAAAGACGATTTAAAAAAGAATATCCAAGTCCAATTTAAAAAGGATGCAGATAAAGAGTTTATAAAACTATCTTCGGATGCAAAAGCAATGAAATGGGTATTAAGATTAGTATCAGATATTAATCCAGATACCATGTCAAGAGAGCAAATAGAAAATATGTTGTATGATGTTAAAGAAAAACAACCAAAGAAATTTTTGAAAATTGCTACAGACAAACAACTTAGTATGAAAGCAGAGATTGAAGAAATGGTTTCAGCTGGAATATTAAGAAAAATTGGAAATCAAATTGTCTTTATAGATGAAATATTAGGAGATACTTTAGAGAATGCTATATTACATTTAAAAGATAAAAAGAATTCTAGTAAATTAACAATATTAAGAGCAAAACTTAAAGAATTAGTAGCATAAATGAATATACAAGAAATGCACTTATCAGTAATGCAGGGCGTGGACAAAATTCACGCCCAAGTTGCTGACACAATTTTAACAAGTGAATTAGATAGAGAGCTTAATAAGGCTATCCAAAAATTTGTTACAACGCGTTTCCAAAAAGGTAATAAGTATTTTAAAGGATTTGAAGAGTCTCAAAAACGAAGAGATGATCTAAGAACTTTAGTAAGAGAAACAATTCTTGAGACTTCTTTTAAAGAACAGTTACAAACAGCAAGTCACCCAGGCGGTGCTTTGTTTACAGATACTGTGTTTTTACCTAGTGATTACATGTATTTAATTAATATTAATACGGAAATTAAAAGATTACCTACATGTACACCAATAGGATATAATATAACAGATCAAGATCCTGTATATTATTTTATATTTAGTTTAAATGATTTTGTAGGACAAAATCAATTTAATGATAGTACAGAGTGGATAAGTCAGATACAAATGTTTGCTGATGTATCCGATCCAACAACAAGTGTTATGGAACCAGCTTGGGAATGGGGCACATCAGATTGGACAACAGAAAATGAACCAACTGTTTTTCCAAGCACTGGAACAGGATTTAATGAACAACCTGATAATCAAAATTTATCTTCAGGCCTAGTACAGTGTATTTTAGATGAATGGCAACTTGGAGAAATATTTTGGGAAAACTGGCCAATAGGTGGGTCACAAATAAGTTACCCAAATAGTTTTATAGCTGTTGTAGATATTGAAGCTTATCCATGGTTAAATTTTGATGGATCTTTAGGAGACATAACTTATTTAGCTGGATTTAACAGCGATAATTTTATAACAGTACAAACACCTTTATTATTTAAAGGTGATGTATTAAACCAAAAACGAATCCCAACAAGTAATACTTGGGGATCGTATTTAAAAGAGAAATACTCTTGTAGAATGGTACAACATGATGATATACATTCAATGATTGGGGATCCTTTTAATAAAACAAAATACAGTTCTCCCCTCACTGTAATGAGAGGAAACCACATAGATGTTTACACTGATGATGTATTTATAACAGATAAAATCAGATTAACATATATAAGACAACCTGCTGTAGTTAATTTACAAACGGGATTGAGTTGTGATCTTCCAGATCATACTCATGAAGAAGTTGTAAGACTTGCAGTAGCGAGTATCTTGGAAGCTATTTCCGATCCAAGATATGCAACTCACGCAGGTGAAGTGCAAAGTATGGAATAAATAAATATTTAGTAATAATTTAAAATAATTTGACATGAGACAATTATTCGTTAGTCCGCACGCAACTGTAGATGTATCCTATTCAAGTGGGTTACTTGCAAATGGTGCGATAGACATACAAAAAAAAGATAGTAATGGCGAAATTACTTCATTAGTACCAGGAGACTTAATCTCTAATGCTGCTGAAATAAGATTTGTACAAGGAACAGCAGCAGAAAACATTGTATCCCCATGGATTGCAGGAAGAAATGTAATGGTATGGGATGGTAAAGCTTATAATGCTCCCGTAGCTTCTACAGGATCTGTTACTGCAACAACTACTTCAGCTAGTACAGGTGAGTTAGAAATAAAGTTTATTAGAAAAGACAGACAACCACAAGAGTTTTTTACTTTTATGTATTCTGTACCTAATAGCCAAGCTCAAAACGATCAAGCAACTGGTATTCACGATGCTTTTGAAGCATTAACAAACATACCAGATTGGTTAAATCCTTTAGCTACAGTATCTAGTAATGCAGTAACTTTTGTTGGTGCTAAAAATGGTGATGTTGCACAAAGTGGTGCTATTTGGGATGAAGGATCCGCTGTATTTGATGTTATCATAACAGAATCTTCAGCAGTTGCAGATTCAACATATACAGATGCAAGTGATGTAATAGACGCTGTACAAGGAACAGGTGATGGTTATGATGTAAAGAAATTAGAAGATTCTTTAATGGGATCTACTTATGGATACTACAACAGACTTAAACTTCCTAACACTCCAGCTAATAAAACAGATGTTGCAGCTACATACAATATGTACACAGTTGTAGCAACAAAAGATGGGAGTACTTCTCCACAAATAAAAGGAGTAGATAATTTAATGGAAATTTATATAGCGTTGGATAATACAGATGCTACAGATGTTGCAGATTTTGAGGATAAAATAAATCCTTATTTAAACTCTGCAGGTTTTTCAGCAATTAATCTATAAAATATTAACTTTTTAAAATAAAATAAAATGGCAACAGTATATGCAGCAAAAATACCAGGAAATGATCTTACCAACGCAAGATGTGCTATGGGCACAGTTGATATAGGAACTCTTGGTGCGAGAGCCGCTGATGATGTAATTTACACAGGATGTAAAATACCTCATGGCGCAATAGTAACAGAAGTATCGTGGTTTGTAACCACAGCTTGTACAGGTGGTGGTTCATCAGCTGGTACATGGTTATTAGGATGGTCTGGTGATTCAGGCGTAAATAATGTAAACGAAGCTAGAGCAATGACAATTGTAGGTTTAGCTGGTCATCATTGGGCAGAAGATATGTCTGAACTTACACCAGAAGGTAATGAGGCAGCTACGGATACAAAAGAAGAAGAAGCAGTGCTTAGACGTGTGGGATCTTACCACGCTGACGCATCAGGTGAAGAACTTGTTCTTACTTTAGCAGGTAACACTTGGACAGCAGGTAAAGTAACTTTCTTTGCAAAATATTTTGCAACTGGAGATTTAGCATAATCTTTTAATAACAATATAGATTAAGGGGGCCTACGGGTCCCCTATATCTATTTAACACACATTTAATAATATGGTGAATTTAAGTATGTCTACAACAGATGACTGTAGATTTTTACAAGGACAATACAGCGGTAGTAATCCAGGACCAGCAACATTAGTTATTTCTAATAACGGCTCAGTAGTTGCAACATATAGTATAAGTATTCTATTGTCTGCAGACGGAGAAATACCTATTCCACAAAATTTTGTGTATAGCATTCCAGAAATAATTGGAGAAGATCCAGGTGTTATAACAGCAGTTATTACAGATTTTGAAGGACAAATTGTAAATGCAGGAGCATTAAGTTCTTGTTTTTTAGATTGTTGTTTAGCAGATAAAACTTTAGAATTAACAGAGTGTAACTGTGGAGAACCTCAATGTGATAAAACTTTAATGGAAGCTCAAAGATTGTTTTTGTTAATACAGTCAATTAATACACTTTTAGCTAATATACCATCAGACGCAAGTATAGCATCTGGTGTTATTCAAAAAGCTGTAGATGCTTATAATTCAGCCAAAACCCAATGTACATCTTTTTGTGGGTGTAACTGTTAATTATGGCAAAAACAACTAAGTATACTTCAACTATTGACGACAGATTTTCTAGTTTTGATGGCAAGTCTGTATTTGGTAATGGGTCAACTCCTATAACCGCATACACAAATACTTCTCCTAAATTTGTACAAGGAGTTGCGTATTTGCAATCTAATAATCATTTAAAAATTGATATTAGATCTAATATGCGTTATGAGTATGATCGTGTAGCAACAGTAGTAGATCATGATTATATTTCTGGTATAGATTTTGATTATGAAAGTGATGGTAAAATACTTATTACTTATAAAAACTGGACAAAAAGACAAGCGTCTAGTAAAACTTTAACGTTACAGTTTGTTTCTGGGTTTAAAAAAACAATTGTTTTAAAAGTACCAGGACTGGCTTCTAAACTAAATGATGATGTAGAAAATACTATTGCATCGTTTACAACTTCACCTTATGAAAATATGATGTCTTTAGATTTTTCTAATGACAAACGAAGTATTAATTCTATTGTAGGAGCAGTATATCCAAAACAAGATCCATACGATGTATACAATTATACAGGAACATATCAACTAAACTTACCTTTTGCATATTATATAAACTCATCTTATTTAAATGAGATTTTTGTAGAACAAGGTGTTACTTCAACTAATAACGATGTAGATAATGGAATATCTAATCGAGGTGTAGGACATTTATATTCTGGTAGAAATGAACAAGAAATACATTTTGTAAATCTACTTACAACAAATACAAATTTAGGTACAAATCAAGATGTTTTAAATAATTTAAATACAGCACCATTTACTTATGGTTTTACATACGCATCTAATTTATATTTTATAGCAGATGATGCACAAGAATATCAAGTATGTATGGAACCAGGTAATCCTTCTTTTTTCCTAACATCTGGAGAAGATTGTGATAGTGATACTATAGGAACACCTTATACAAATAAAAGATTTGTAGATGGGCATTGTTGTAATTCTGGATGTGATGATTTTTCTATAACAGTAGAAAATACAAGTCCTGAACAACGTGATGCTGCAAATACTAACGGTTCTATTTTAGTAACAGTAACTGGAGGTACAGCTAATTATACATATGTATTAACTAAATTTGGAGCCACAGGTGCAGGAACAGAAGTTTCATCTGGAGCTAAATCAGGTACTACACATTCATTTACAAGTTTAATTAGACAAGATTCTAATACTAAACCGTATTTAGTTACAGTAACTGATGCTACTAGTTGTGTAAAAACTGTTCATATAAGTCTTCAAACTAAAATAAATCAAGAAGAGATAACATCTGGAGTTTGTACAGATAACTCAGCTGCAAATTATGATAATACTGGTTATGTTCTTAATAAAGATGCTACTTGTTTTTTCTGTGTAACAAATGATGCTTATGGCAATCCATACAATGGTTTAACATATGGAGATGATGATAACGGGCACGATAGAGCAGTAGGTGTGGATTTTGTAGCTAACAGTGGATCTGTAGTTAGTCATGCTACAGGTAGCGGTGGTACATCAGGATCTATACAATTTTCGGGAGAGTTATTTCCTCCTTTAGCAGATCATATAGCATCAGATGCTAATGAGGCTTATAAGTTAAAGTTACATACATTAGGAAGTGGGGAAAATGCAAATAATAAAACTAAGGCAGAAATTTTAGCTTTAACAGCTACTTCTACTGTAGCAGTAGATGCAAATTTTCAATATACTTTTGCAGGTTTAGCTCCAGGATGGTATGCTATCGAAGCATATGTAGAAGAAGTTCCTAATGTTGCTAATTGTAAAAGTGTTCATAGATTTCAAATAGGATATGGAGGTTGTACAGATCGTAATGCAAATAATTATGATCCTAATGCTACATATCATACACAAAATATTTGTAAATATAATTGCAGTGAAGATAGTGTAAATATTATTTCTAATGATACAAATCAAGCTTGTGTAAAAAGCTTAAGTATCGGTAGAGGTTCTTATGATGTAATTAATTGGGTAATTGGGGGAGAAAGAAAACAAGGGTTTGGTCCGCACTTAGCATCTGAAGGAGATTATGTAGAAGTAATGGTAGAAAATACTCAAACTAAATGTACACAAAGAGGAGCAATGCATATAACAGAAACAGACTGTAATAGAAATATTTCTGCTACATCTAGAATGTTAATAATGCAAGAAACTGCTGCAATGGGTGGATGTACAGATCAAACAGCTGCTAATTATAATTGTGATGCAGAATGGGATAATGGATCATGTATACCTGTACTTTTAGGTTGTACAGATATGTCAGCAGCAAATTATAATCCTGATGCTAATATAGACAATGGTCAATGTGTGTATGGAATTTTAGGATGTACAAATTCTTTAGCTTTAAACTACAATCCACTAGCTACAATTGCAGATAATGAATCTTGTGATACTTGTCCTGTATTTGGGGATACTGGTGGCGGATATTCTAATTTAGGACTTTTAACATTTGACGGGGCATTATCAGGAAGTGATTTAACTTCTGCAATACAAGCAGGAACATTTGATATATATTCAACTGGAGATTTAATTTTTACATGGAGTACTTTTACAGTAATTGGGGGTTATGTAAATTATCTTCCTCCAGGAGTAGAAATAAATATATATAAACTTCCAATGGGAGCTGGGACTATTAATGGAAATTCTATAAATGATTACCAATTCCCAATAAAAGAAAAAATGGATATAACACCTGACGGCTATGGAAAAGTTACAGGATTAGATTCACCAAATTATAATAATCCTTTATTTGGAACTTGGAATGCAGATGGTAGTGTAAATCCTAGTGGTAACTCTATAGCTTGGAATATGGTTCAACCTTTAGAATATGGAACAGGAGGATATGGATATTATATAATTGAAATGGTAATTCCTGCTGGAGATGGAAAATTTTGTTATAATTATAATTCACAAGGGCAAATAATTAATGATAATTCAGGAGCTACGACTGTTTCATTTGGTTACAGTCTAAATAGTAATGACCCGTCTATACAATATTATGATGTTAATGGAATCGAGAGTTATTTAGCTAATGACGTTATTGGTTGTGTAGATAAATATGCATCTAATTATACAGGAGCTGGAATAGGATCAATAAATTTAGTATATCTTATTCAACAAGGAACAAGTAATACTCCCGCTCAGGCAGGTGATTTTTATGTTAATCAACTTATGTTAGATCAACCTGAAGTGTTTGGTATGTGTACATTTAGTGCAAATCAACCTGAATGTTTACCTTTAAATAAAACACAAAAAGAAAAATATTTAACCGATTGCACATATAATGGAGTAGGTAATTGGTATACAAGATTGTTAGGAGGATCTAAAGATAATTGTGAAGATAGAAATATAATGATAATGTCTTTTATAAAATACTTAGTATCTAAAAATGGATTAGATTGTATACACAATTGTGCAGATTCAGCAACTCCAAATTATCCTGAAAAGAAAACATGTGAAGACATTTGGAAAGAAGGTGGTAGTATAGAATGGACACAAACTAATAATACAGGACAAGGAAATGGATCTTATGGAACTAATGCATATATAAAAATGACAACACAGTTTCCTTGGTTAGGAGATCAAGCTCCTAATACTATTCATAAGGTAAATAATAATTGTGGATCAAATTGTGGTAATCCTTATGGAACAGGATTTAGCAACTTTGATATATGCATAGATCCAAAAATTATAACAGAAAATACAAATTATTTAGATAAATTTTATAAATTTGCAAGTGAGTACTGTAAATCATGTAGTCCTTGTTCATATTTAGTAGGAAATAGTAATAGTGTTATTGGAAGTAATGTTAACACAACCGAGCCATATACTTACAACATAGTAGATAATGGCATTCAAGTAGGAGGAATTAATTTAGAAGTAGACGGTGATGATGTAACAATAACTGACGAAGGACCTTAATCAAACAAAATAAAATAAAACAATATGGCAGAAATAACATCATTAACAACGTTAGCAAAAGCAAGTGTAGTATCTACAGACTATGTTTTAGTAGCTAACAGTAGTACAAAAAAAGCAAAAAAATTACAAGCGCAAACTTTATTTCCTTCGTTAACAACTTTAGGAACAAGCAGTGAAGCTTTATTCGTAAATGTTACAAATAGCAATCAAATAAACTTAAAAGGTTTAAAATCTGCTGACGCTACAAAATTAACTGTTACAACTGCTAGCAATAATTTAGTCTTAACATTAGTAGAATCAGGAATAGATTTAAATAACTGTGATAATACTACATCAGGCTTTTTATCTTCTGTAGATTTAGACGGAACAGTTTCAGGTACATTAACACCATTACGAGGAGGTACTGGTATAGCAGGTATTACAAAAGGCTCTGTATTGTATGGAAGTAATACAAATGCAATTGCAGAAGCGGCTTTAACTGCAAATGGTAATATATTAGTTGGTAATAGTAGTAATGGGTATCCTAGTGTAGGAGCAATTACAAGTACAGGTGGATCTATAACGGTAAATTCATCTGCTACACCAGGTAATATTAATCTAGAAATAGCTTCAACAAATAACTTAACAGGACATTTAGATTGTAATGCATATCATATTAATTTAGATGATGCTGCAGGAAATAGTTTTTTAAGTGGAAATGGATCAGCAGAAGGTGTGCATGTAGATGCAGACGGTAAAGTATATATTGGGGATGATACTCCTACAGTATTTGCAGGAGGTGCAGCACTAAACATAATAACTGAAGGTTTAGCAAATGGTATTCAATTTGGTAACACAAGTGGTACTTACGGTAAAGGTGGAGGATTAAAATGGATGGATAGAACAACTAGTGGAAATGCTATGGATGCAATTTTAACAGGTGCAAATGGACATACTAATGGAGATGGCGGTGATATAAATTTAACAGCAGGGGCAGGAGCTGGAAGTGGTGATGGAGGAAATATTACATTAACTGCAGGAGATGCAGCATCAGGTACGCCTGGAAAAATTATATTAAAAACTGAAACAGCAGGAGGAACAGCTACTGAAGCTATGTCAATTGATTTGTATCAAAATGCAAGTTTTACAGCAGGTGTAGCAAATCCAACTGGAGTTATGGGCTCAACTATATCTTCTAAATCTCAAATAGCTAATGGAGCTAGTACAGCACTTGTTAAAAATACACATAATTTATCACCTGCAGACGGGAATGCTGTTACATTAACATTACCTACAATTGCAAACTCAGCAGTTGGGGATACTATTATTGTAGAATACCAAGTTGGAATTAATAATGGGCAGACACATAAATATGGAACATCAACAGAAATGTTAATGGGAGGATCTGCATGTTATAGAATGGACGGATCAACAGGATCAGCTGTAGGTTTAATACAAACAGTAGATGTTGCAGATGGAACAGGTGATGATTTTTTAAACTTAATAGGACTAACTAATGCAGGCCCAGGCATTGGTACGTATGTAATATTTACATTTAATGGGTCAAAATGGCGAGCAGAAGCAAGATGCACATCATCAGGAACTGGTGTTGCTGCAAACTTATCTGTATTTGCTACAAGTTAATAATTAAACTAAACTAAACTAAAATTTATATGGCAACAATAGAATTAAAAACAACAAATGGAGAATTAGTAGATCTAATGAATGGTTTATTTTCTTCTCAAGATATTAAAGGTAAAGATTTTGCTTTGACAGTATCAAATAACATTTCTACATTACAAGGGCATTTAGCTCATATTGAAGAAGCAGGGAAACCTACTGAAGAATTTGTAAAATTTGCAAGTGAAATTAGAGCTGCTCAAGAAGCACAAGATACTGATAGTGTAAAAGAAATGGAGAATGCAAATGCTACTCTTATAGCAGAAAGAAAAAATCAACTTGATAAAGTACAAGATATGCTTAAAAAAGATGCAGATCCTATTACTTTAGAAATTGTAAAAAAAGATTCTCTTCCTAATGATGTAACAGCAAGACAAGTTAGTAACTTACAAAAAATAATAATATAATATGGCAAGAACAGAATTAGAACAGTTACTTGAACAAGTAACTAATTCAATAAAAATTGCAGATGCAAAATCTCATGGAGAGAATGGAGCATTTTTAATTACAGATACAGATTCACATACTGCAGCTGGAGGATGGAATGCAATTACTTTTATGGAGAATACAGTATTTAATGCAATTACTGCTTCTAACTGGAGCGGTGATACAATTACTGGTGAAACTTTTGCTGAAGGTTTAACTATATATGGTGACTTTACAGTAATAGATCTTACTAGTGGTGCATGTATTGCATATTTTGCAACTGCTAATAATACTGTAACGTAGTATGGGATTAAGTATCTCTAAACAAGCAAGTAGTACCGCCCCTAAATTTAGGAAGAAAAAAATGTCTAGAATAAAAAATGGACCTGTATTATGGATTGACTTTACAGATAAAAGAACTGTATATAGTGATGATATGTCTACTAAGGCAAATCATAATGACGGTATATATGCAGTTTCAAATAAAGCTTTTGATAAACGATTTGGTAAAGCTGATAACGCTGCTTTAGGTACAGCTTTAAAACAAGCTACTGCAGATAACAGACCTATATATAGATTAAGCGGAGATTTACCTTATGCTCTTTTTGCAAGTACAGATGTTAAGTTAAGTGCTACTGAAACAGTAGGCAATGTAGGAAATAATTTATTATCACAAAGTAGATTAGAAGGAGATGCTTTAACTTTATTTATAGTATTTAACTTAGTAAATTCTTCAGGACAAGCCGCTATATTTTCTATGAAAACAGGAGACGGTGTTACTGGGCAAGATCCATTAATATTTCAAATAAATAGTGATCAAAACGTTAAAATGTTTATAGGAGATCAAAGTGATAAAAGTGGAACTGTTATAGTAGATAGTGGAACAGCTACTACAAATAATGTACTTCAACTTTGGACAGTTAAATTAGCTGCTAGTGGAAGTAGTGTTATGAAAAAAAATGGTAGTCCCAAAATAACTAATGGGGCATCTAAAGATCATACTTATGCTTTTGATATTAATTCTAATCATTTAATACAAATTGAAGGTCATGCAAATGGATTACATGTATATGAAATACTAGTTTTTAATGCAATTTTACCTGAAAAAGAAATAAGAGAAGTAGAAAGACAATTAACACAAAAATATAATTTATAATGAAAAATATAATAATTTTGCTTATCTTTATAAGCAGTGTATGTAACGGTCAAATAGAAGATTTTTTTAAATACTCTACATTCTACACATCTATGAGCACGAATACCTCTTTTACTGAAAGAGAAGATTATGTAGCTATAGATAAAGGTTATCAAGATGTTACAGATATTAATCCTTATGATTATAATTTAACCGTAGGAATTCGTAAAATAGCAAGATTTGATTATGAATATAAAGTTAAAACATGGTACTATGGTACTGAAAGAGCTGTTTCAGACAACGTTACTATTGGTAATGCTAATGGCTGGGAGTATCTTTTTAATTATTCTTTTATACGGAATCGTGGTGAAAAATTTACTGATCAAAATTTTTGGATTAGATATTTAGGAACTAAATGTGTAACCAAAGCACAATATAAAAACAATCAGCGAGTAAATTTACAATTTACTTCTTTTGATACAAGATATAGAATAAACTCAGGAAACTGGGATTTTACAGTAGGAGCGGTGGTTAGAGCTCATCCTGCTTATGGCTTTGTACCTATTAGGGACTTTTGGGTACCTGGCGAGTCATCCTTTCAACAATTAGCAGAGGACTTTGGATATGCTCCAGAACAATGGATTCAAGGATTTTATGTTAATAATAACTGGTATGATGTATCAGAAGGTGATTCTACTCTTGTAGCAACAAGTAATGATGAGTTCTTTAACCACTACTTTGGAGATGCAGTTGCACGTTTTAATGAAAGAGAGTTAGATAAATTAGGAATACAAAAAGAATTAAGTGCAGTAATAGGAATTGCATATTATAAATATACACCTAAGTTTTGGTTACATGCTTGGGTTAATTGTTTACCGTATCATTATGGCTTAGATGATTACTCTTTTGAGTACGGTACACAAGATCTAGATTGGTTAGAATGGGATGCGGGAATAGTATTTGGACAAAGGATAACAAAAAATTTAGGATTATTTATAGAGGGGACACATATGAAGTACTGGGAAAAACCAGTATATGAAGTAAAATTTGGATTTAACTATTTATTCTTTTAATTATGAAAAAACTCTTTATTATATTATTTGCATTTATAAGCTCGTTTGCTTATTCGCAATTTGACTTTCAACAACTATGTTTACAGTGCGCTGAACAAAATGGATTTTATTGTGGAGATGATCCAGCTAACTGGACACAATATTCACCTGATGGATGTGTACCTAATGGTCCAGATCTATTTTATCTTAATGATGGATGGGAAGATTGTGCAGATGGGTCAGATGAAGCAGATGCAGAGCCAACATCACCATTAGATTGTTTACCTCCTATTATAGAAGAGTGTGATACAATATATGAAATAGAATATGAAACTATATATGAAACAATATTTGATACTATAGTTAATACAGAATATATATACAACATTGTAATAGACACTGTAGAAGTAGAAGTGTTTGTTCCAGAATACATTTATATAACAGACACAGTAACTATTTACGAAGATATCTTAGATACTCTTTTTGTAGATGTTATTGAATATGTTGACGTATTTGTTTACGATACAATTGTAGAAATAGAATATGTAGAGTTTATAGAATATGTTACAGAATACATAGATTGTGATACAGGGCAACCTTGTAACTCGTCTATAGATGAATTAATAAATAAATCTAAATCCAACAATATACTATATAATTTAAACGGACAGGCTATAAAAGAGCGTGAAGGTTTATATATAGAAGATGGTAAAATTAAATATAAATTAAAATAAAATTAAAAACATGGAAAGAAAAAATGTTAGTAAAAGAACAAGAGGCGATGGTAGTCAAATAAAAATAAAATATCGTAAGGATGGAACAGTCAAAAAAAGAGTATCAAGAGGTGCTGATAAGCAATTAAGTTCTACAACAGGAAAAACAAAATATAATAAGGATGGCACAGTAAAGAAAAAGTTCGTAAATATGAGTATTAGTTCAACTTCTAAAAATAAAAAGGTTAAACAAAGTAAGTATAGAGAAGGAGGAGCTAATAGTGGTTACAGTTACCAAGATTTTTTAGATTTATAAATAAAATAAAATATATATTATGCCAGATAAAAACAAAAATAGAAAAGGATTAGGACAAAAATTAAAAAGCATGGGAAAAACTATGTTTGATATGTCAATACCTGGAATGACTTATAATGCTATGAAAAAGGCTAAAAAGAAAAATGCGAGTAATAAAGCAGCAGCGGCTGCAGCAGCTACGGCAGCAGCTGCTAAAAAAGCAAGAAATAAAAAATATGGAGAATATGAACCTCAAACACAAAAGAAACGAAAAGGAGGAGCTTCAAATGGAGGGTATTCTTATCAAGATTTTTTAGATTTATAATATGGCAAGAGCTGTTACTATATCAACTAGACCTTTAGAGTCTAAAACATTGTATACATATACTGTTACAAAAGATAATTTAACAGCTATGTCTAAAAAATTAGGCACTCTTATTAGAACACATAAAAACAGTAGATTGTCTGATGAGTGCCTTGCTAATGAATTGCTTCAAATATTAAGTAAAGCAGAAGATTTAGTAAATGGAGGAGATGATAGAAAAAACTTTGGAAACTGTAAATGTACCCATCCTCCTAGTATGGGATTTTGTGTAGAAGGAATATGTGTAATGGCAAACTTTAATTTTAGTAAACTAGAAGGTAGTATAACATTAACAATAAATTTTTAACATGAATATATTTAAAGACAACAATGATTGGAATGAAAAAGCAATAGTAGGTTTTATTGCTTTTGTAATAATGTGTATTATAATGATGGCTGATCTAATAACAGGATGGGCAGGTTATGATCTTGTAATTAATAAATTTGTATACGATTCATTTGTATGGGTTGTATTAGGATGTTTTGGAATAAGCGGCGTAGAAAAATTCGCAAAAAAATAATATGACTAAACCAGGTAGATATATTGGCATGTATAATATAGCTTCTGCTGACACTCGTTCATCAGGGCAATATTTAAAATGGGATGGATCTAAACCTGTTTGGGATACTGTTGATGTAGGAGACTCATTATCTTTTAGTGGATCTACGTCTAATGGAGTTTTAACATATGGAGGCGCAAGTCAAATAGATGTTGAATCTGTAGCTCTTGCAAGTGGAATTTTTACAAACGTGGTTGGAGTTTATAATTTAGGAGGAGATATGGGTGTAGTTTCTGGCGGGGCATTATCTCTTCATGGTAATCCAGTAAAAATTACCAGCAATGAATTAGAGATACCTGGTTCTACTGCTTCAGCAGGTCTTATAAAATTATATGAAGATACTGATAATGGTACTAATAAAGTATCTTTTGTTGGTCCAGCATCTTGTAGTGATCAAACAATAACGTTACCCGATGCAAGTGGAACTGTAGCTTTAACTCATTTTGCTATACCTAGCGACGGCGCTGGTAATGCAGATGGAGATATTGTTTATATAGGAACTGGTAGTACTGTAATTGGTAAAATATATTATTATAAATCTGACGGTAGTTGGGGTTTAACTAATTCAGACGATCCTAGTACTGCTACTGGTTGGTTAGCCGTAGCGCTGGGTACTGATCCTGATGTTCATGGCATGTTAGTTAGAGGCATGATAGATTTAGCTGGTAATATAGTTGGTACAGAGGCTTTAGGTAGTATAATATATTTAGATAAAGCAACTACTGGAGATGCAACAACAGCCGCTCCAACAGCTACTGGAGATATAGTAAGAGTAATTGGTTACGCTGTAACTGTAGGTGATGCAAATAAAATATGGTTTAATCCTGATAATACTTGGGTAGAACACGTTTAATATGAATTTTACTAAAGCTACATATGATATAAATACAGAAACGGTTACTGTTGATGGTAACACTTTTGAATTTGGTAAATACTGGCACTCAGGCTGGGGAGTTATAGACTCTGAAGGTTGGTGGGACAACGATAACAACAACTTTATTCCAGATGGTTATTATGATCATACTACTGGATATATAAAAGACATTTCAAATGGCAACGACTAGTATTTTAGCACCCAACACAAACGCAGCTGTAGGAACAGGCATAGGAGATGGAATAACTTATGGTGCTTGGTCTCAACCTCAACGTATACATAGTACCGCAACAGGATCCTCAGCTGCTGTTGCTACAGCGGCGAATAAAGGTACTTTATGGACTAATTGTTTTAATTCATCACAAATACCTAGTGGTGCTGTTATAACAGGAATTGAACTAGTTGCTGGATTAGATACTGACGGTAGTGGTAATTCAAATATTGGTAATGCGGGTAGTACTGGAGCCAGTGAAAGCGCAACATACCAAATGTATTTATATAATGGAACTTCATATTCTAGTGCTTTAACTTTTCTGTCAACTCCATCTGGAGGTTCACTTAATGGGGATAGCACTGAACTTACTTTAACTGGAGCAAATAAAAGATATGTTAACAATTCATTAGGAGATGATGTTATGGCAGGTTCTTCAACTAGTTTATCAGGTTTGTCTTGGGACCCAGCTGATCAAGCAAGTTTTGGTTTTGCTATTACACTTATAGCTATAAGTGCTACACCAGTAGCTGTTGTTGTTAGAGGCATAGGTTTAAGAGTAACTTATTTAGAACAATTTCCTGATAAAGTAATTGGTGAACCACCAGCTGATATATTAAAAGTAAATGGAATAGGTACAGCTAGTCTAGCGAATATTGCTCAACCTGGTAATACAACAGAGCCAACACCGTATCAGTTGTTCTATCAATTTGAAAGTGAAACACCACAAACAACAACAGGAGATTGGTCTCCAAGTAATAATTGGGTAAATGGATCAAGTGCTACAGATGGAACATATTGGGGTAGGACATCTAATAAAACAGTTAAAGGTTGGAACTTAGATACGGGAACAACGCCATCTGGTAATACTGGGCCTAATAACGGTGTTGATGTTTCTGACGGATCGCATGCTAGTGCAACGAAGTATATGTATACCGAGGTAACTAGTAGTAGACATGTGTATGCTTTTGTAACTAGAATGCCTGTATTCAATAGCTCAAACATGTTAGACTCTTCTGGTAATGATTTAGATTTAAAATTTTGGGTTCATGCTTATGGATCTCAAATGGGAGACTTATACGTCTATATAGATGACGCAACATCTTCTAATCATAGCAACGCTACTGAACTAGCAGCTTATGAAACATTTAGTGGATATACAGCAACTAGTAGTGTATGGCAACAAAACACAATTAGTTTAAACAGCTACAGAAACGACACTGATTATTACATATATTTTGTAAGTCAAAACGCAACAGGATTTAGAGGTGATTTATGTGTTGACGCAGTACAAATAATAGAAAGTTAAAAAATGCCTGATATAAAAGAAGATATAATAAAAAGTTTAAGTGGAACAGATGAAGTATTGTTGTATGAACCATTAGGTTTTACAGCAGAGTCAGAAGCTCTTTACAGTGATAGTTATATAAAAAAAGATTTAGAACGTCCAGAGTATTTAACTTTATCAAGATTATTTATTTGTAATACAGATAGTACAGATATAACTGTAACGTTGTATTTAAAAGATAGTGAAGATGTTATAACACATTTGTTATACAGCACTTTAATTCCTGTTAAATGTACTTTAGATTTTAACAACGGTATTCCTGTTGAATTTTATAGGGATATGAAACTATGTATAAAATTAGGAGATGCTGGATTTACCGCAGATGTAAATGGAATGATAACTGGAACAATGAATTATAATAATTAAAAAAAATGGCAAAAGAATTATCAGAAGATAGTAAATTTCAAATAAGTGTAAAAACTTTAATAGGGATTGTAGTTGGTGTAGCTACTGTAATCTCTGCATACTTTGGTTTAATGGCTAGCATTAACTCTAAATTTGTTGAACTTGAAGTTAAAGTTCAAGAAGCATTAGAAAAGCCTATACCAGGAACAGGAACCTATACAATAGATATGGGAGATCCTGCAGCTACAAATACTTGGCCCCCTACAAGAATGGAGTTTAATATGAAAGATCAAATGGCTCGTAATAAAATTGACAGGGTTCAAGAAGACTTAGATGAATTAAAAGAAGAATTTAAATCCCTTAAAAAATGAAAAAACTTAAAGTACTTATATCGTTTTTATTTCTAACCTTTTTCTCGTACGCACAAGGACAATCTTTTCTTGGTACAAATGATTTTGAAAAAGAAACAAGCAGAGGTATTATAGTTGTAGAGTTTTGGGCAAGTTGGAATAATGTAAATGAAGTTAAATGGTTAGACAATTTAAAAGAGTGTGAGGTATATAGAGTTGACATAGGTCAACATATGGATCTACAAACTGAATTTGAAATTACAGCAGTTCCAACAATTATCATATTTAACAATGGTAATGTAGAAGAAACTTTTACAGCAAATATAATGTTTCAATTAGAAGCAAATAAAAAGGATGTCCAAGCAAAAGTGGACGAAATAATATTAAAACAATTTAATTAAAATAATATGGCAACATTAAATGTAAAACTTAACCTAGATACTAAAGATTTATTTTCTGACGAATTAAACTTTAGTGTAGCAGATACTTTATCTATACTAGGTAAGTCAGTAAGAAAAACAGTAGCAACTTCAACTGCTTCTGCTTCAGTTTTAGCAGCAGCAGATTATACAACTGCATATGTATTTTTATACAATAAAAGTACTACAGCTGCAGAAATTATAACAATAGAAAAAGCAGACACAGGTGATGAATATATGTTTTTAGGAGCAGGAGAATTTGCATTCTTTCCTTGGACATCTACAGTAGATCTATTTGCAGACGCTGCAGAAGGAACTCCTGTATTAGAAATAATTGTATTTCAAGCTGCAGCTTAATAAAATAATAATAATAATAATAAAATAATATGGCAACACTAATTAATAAGTTAACACTTACTAGTAACGATGCAGTATCTGATACAATAAATATTACATTGTCAGACATTTTAACAGTTACAGATCCTATAGAAATGGGCAAAAGAAATGTTACTACAGCAGTAGCTGGAGGCGGAGAATTTGTACCAGCGTCTGATTCAAATACATATTATGTGTATTTAAAAAATTTAGATGCTACTAATTTTGTTTATGTGCAAGATGCAGCAGCAGCAACTTTTGGAAAATTACATCCAGGAGAATTTATGTGGTTTACATTAGCACCATCTGAAGGAATGGAATTAAGAGCTGATACAGATACTGTAAAAGTACAATATGGTTTATTTAAGAAAGGATAATAATTAAAGCATGAAATTAACTAGAGAAATTATAGAAAAGGCTGTTAAAGCAAAAAACTTTTCTTGGTTTGAAAAAGGAAACTACAACCTTAACATTGTAGGAATTAGAAACTCTGATACAGGTACAGAAGTTACAAATAAATTTGATGACAAAATTACCTTAGCATTTAAATGCGGTGGTGATTGGGAATTCTATGTTTATAATTGTACTACAGATCCAGGAAGATATTGGGTAGAAAATATTATGAGGAAAGAAGGAGTGGCTGTCTTAAAAGAAGGTCAATATCCAGGATCTCATAAAATTAGATTACACCAAGGTAGATACGAAGCATTAGGTCAAACAAAACCTGTAACTGTATATAGAGACGCTAATAAAGATAATAAGTATGATCTAGATGATAATAATACACAAACAGGATTGTTTGGTATTAATATACATAGAGCTACAAAATGGGGAGGCAAGAAATCTACGCAGGTAGACAAGTGGAGTGCAGGATGTCAGGTAATAGCTGCTAATGATGATTGGCATGAGTTTATGGATATATGTAGAATAGCAAGAGACACTTGGGGAAATAGCTTTACTTATACTTTATTAGACAGTAAAGATCTAAATATATAAATATGATTAAAGGACTTTTAAAATCTTTAGTAGGTGACGCTAGTCAAATTATTGATGATGTGGTTACAACTAAAGAAGAAAAAATAGCATTAAAAAATGCTATGAAAAAAATGTTACTAGATTCTGAAGCCGAGTTACAAAAAAATGTAACAGATCGTTGGAAGGCAGATATGGCTTCTGATTC